GCCTCAAGGTCATTTTGGAGCCGATAGTGAAGGGAAAGCGGAAATAACGCCCAAACCTTGCAGAATGCAATGCGTAGGATCGACGTGGTGGCGTTTTCAGGGTGGGGGTAGGGGTGTAGTGGCGGGGTGTTTTGGGCTGTGCTGGCTCGTAGACTGTATTTTCTGTGGCTTCCGTAGTCGGCTGTTTGGGTGGTACGGGAAGATTCACAGATATGAACGTTTCAGAATGCAATGTCAAGGAAAACAGGTTAGTGCCTGAGATTGTGGTGTTTTTGGCTCATTACAGGGTGAGTGAGTATTACTAACCAGTTGAAAGGATTTGCCGTGGAATCATTATCATTTTAGGTTATTCAGTTTCTCATATATTGGGGGGAGCCCCCCGGACGCTCCATGACATAACCTCACCTTATATGACTTCACTCAGGAGCGGAAATCGGGCGCGTACCTTCGCACACGAAATGGTTATGAACAATTGATGAACAGGGTTATGCACAGGGAATTGCAGATTTATTGGGGTTGATTCTTGTAAGGCATTGATATAATTAAGCAGGGTTCTTTAGTAGCACGTAATACTTTTCTGTAATATGTCGTGTTTGTGTTGACAGGTGGGGGGGCTCATGGTAGAGTGTATTTACCTCAGAAATAAAAGACTCCCCAGGTCACTACCCTAGGGAGCCTAGTCCAGGATGCTTTAATAAGGAAAGCACCATGAACACACCGAATCTAACCCACCAGAAGAGTGAAGTCAAGGCCAGCCAGCAAGAAACGCGATTCCCGCCTGTCTGGATTCAGCTTGACGGCTATCCTTACGCTGCAATCGTCTATATGAGAAAGTGAGGAGATTATGGACCACTATACTTGCGAACGGTGTGGCACTGTGGAAGACGAGTTTCAGTTCAACTTCAATCACGCATCCAGAAACGGGGAAACGGTGTGCCGGGCTTGTATTGCAAACAGGGTTCCGGCTAATGATATCGTTTCTCGGCTGGCTCAACTACAAGAAGAGGCCGATTTAAACTGGCACAGCCTTCACGGTAAAAACGAGCCGAGCATTGAATGGGAACCTGGTCTGTTGGGGTCTCCTGCATACTGGGCAGGCAAGAAACAAGCATTTATGCGGGCAATAGAAATTGTGATTCAAGGAATCACACCACCTACTAATGTGGATACCATTCTAACCCGCGTTGAAGAACTCGATTCGATCTTGAGAAACAAAGATCCTGAGTGTGAACCTTGTGAAGAGATCGCAGTTGGCCGGGCACAGGCATACCACGAAGTCAGGGAATTTTTGAGAACTGGAAAATGGGCTTGACCTTCCTCGCTCCTGCCTCTTTCACCAGGGGCAGGGGCAAGCTGTCAAGGCTTAAATCAGACCATAGGAGGTCGAACGATGAAACTGCACACGTTCAAACCAGAAAACGGAGAATCTTTCAGGGCATGGGCAGATGTTTATCAACATGAACCCTACACATGCCACGTACGAATTAAATCACTGGCCAATCTTGCAAAATTCCAGGGTGTGATTCATTGGGGCCGCTATAATGCTACCGTGAGAACAGTAGAAGTCGGGATCCATAATGGGTATTGCCCATGCTCCGATTGTGATGGCCGGCCCGGAACATGGAACGACTAACCCACCCCTTGCCTGCGGGCAAGAAAGGATTGAGCAATGAGAGGCACCATTGACGATCTAAGAAAGGCGCTTTTCGGTAACCTAAATCCCCTTGACCATGCCACAGATATCCGCAGCAATATACGGCGACTCTGGATGATGGGATGGCCGATAAAACATCCAGGGGGCAACATCCCGATCCACGAAAAAAAAGAGGAACGACCAATAATTTCGAGAATAGATGAGAAATGGCGACAATGACTCCCCTCGCCTGCGGGCAGAAAGGAACGACTGATGGAAATCTTACTTGCATGGTGGCTTATCGTGTCGGCAATCGCGGCATGTCAAACGGCAAAAGCAATCCTGATGCGGAGGTGATTAATGGACGACTTCACAGACCTTCTCGAACGGTTTTATCCACCCCCGCCACCCCGGGTTCCGCGGGTGCAGAAGAATCGCGTGTTCACGGATGACCAGTTGGTCAGCCTCTACACGTTTATCAGAGCCAACGAGCACACCCCAGCCATGCAGCAACAGTGCCGCTTGGCCAGGTTTGCACTTGGAAATGGCCTCCGTGAGATCGAGATCGTACATCAGGCCAAAGGCACGACCATTGTGGATAGAAACGATCAAATCACTGCGCACGTGGCCGCTGAGTGGTCCAAAAACCACAAACCGAGGGAGACTCCTTGCACACCCGAGCTTGCCCCATTTTTGCGCTCATGGCTTGAGGAGATGGAAGAGGGAGAGTACCTGTTCCACAAGTCAAATGGTGAGCCGTACACCACCCGACACCTTCAACGATGGTGGAATGAGTTATGTGCCGCGGCCGGCCTCCCGAACCTGGCAGGGATGCACGGCACAAGGCACACATGGGCCACTGAGGAATTGAGATCGAAGCGGCTGGATATACTCCAGGTTTCCAAATTCCTCGGGCATGTTCGCATTGAGATTACCATGAACTACTACGGCCATGCCGTCGCGGAGTCCGCGTACAGCACTGAGCCGCCGAAATGGTGGAGCGTAGCTTTGTGCCAGGATAAACCAGCACTTAGGATTGCGGGGTGAAAGATGGTGGTGTACGCACTAAATGAAATCCAGGATATTCCAGGATGCTCCGAGTATCCTCGCATGATTCTTCACGGGATATTCTCGAACGAGGGCAAGGCACAGGCGAGGGCTGAGATGTTGTCTTTAGATCCGAGCAACGTCGCTATAGCTGCATGGGAACTTGATGGAGAATACATCTATGGAGAGTAATATGGACATACCGACCATGAAAGAATGGATTGAGGTTGAGGGGCCGTTCTGTGTCCTCCCTAAAGTTTCAACTGAGCCTCTACCCCTTTTTCATTATTCAGAAGGCGCCATGTGGGACGATCCGATTTTTAAAGACATAGTTTGGATGACGAAAAATGATTCTGACGTGGAATGAGGTTCATACCTGCAAACCAAGATATTGAAAAAGGAGGCGAAATGAATGGCCTGCTCTTTCTCATAACCGCCGCAGCGTTCTACTGGTTGTGGGGCGTGGTGGTGAAATGGACAAGGGGGTGAGGACATGCTCTGCCTTACTGGCATACGCCAAATTATCGAGGGGCAAAATATCCGCATGACAGCCGTGGCGATGTGGTGGCTGGCTGGTGGGTATGAAGTTGATGATTTATCTATTCAGTGGTTTGAAGGTGGCCCCATTGTCGAACGTAAGGGAAACAGGGCTATCATTCACGATAATTGGCAAATAGCCCCGTCAGTGAATGAGGACAATTTCACTCGGCTGATCACAACGGCTTGAGGACAAGGAGGGTGTGATGGTAACCTGGAGAGAATTCTGGAAACAATGGGCGTTTGACATATTCGGCACAGAACAACGAACGAGACCAGTGCCAGAACCCACCATTTCCCCGTACCTTGACTGGCTAGATGGGGAAATTAGGGACATGAAATCTCTGATGGAGCGTAAAATAACTCATGAGAAGGCCCAATGGGAAGCTGAAATGATGCAGGATGTCAGAGCGCGTGAGCAACAAAGTTATGCTCAACCAATGCCGAATTATTTCAGTCAATCCCCTTATTGCTTCGGTTTGAACGGTGTTTCTCTTGAAGCTGCCTTGCGGGGTAATGCCATAGTATTTGGAAGTTGCCCCTGTTGTGGCCGGCCGTACCGTTAATTCTCGACCATCCCAGCGCGACGGGATCGCTCCTGCTCGCGCATTTTTCTGTACCGCTCTTCGTTCACAGTGTCCCCACGTTTTTGGGCGTACTTGATATCAGCCGCCAAACGTCGATCGATCTGACTCGCCTCCCACTTCCGGCTTTTCTCGTACCTGCTCCTGTCAAACGGGTAGAATTTCCCGCCACTCACAGTGTACGCCCCAGCCTCCCACGGTGAGGATGGCTCACGGTTGGGATCTCTCCACAAGCCCAACCCTTCACCCATGACATCAGTTTCTTTCAGATGCCTACCCCACGGGGATTGACCCAACATGTAATCCCAGCCGGCTGGTACGCTCTGGCCGAACAATTTGTTGGTGGCCATTTCATAGGGTCGTTCCTGCCCAGGTATCAGGCTACGGATGGGGTTGATTAAGTTCTGCGGGAATCCTCCAGCCACCGCGTCGATCTCTCGACCCTTGAACGCGGACCTGTTCGCGCCCAATTCAGCAGGGCCCTTGATGAATGGATTGACCCAGGAGAGCGCGGCATCGGTCGGACGTTTCAGGAATTGCTCAAGATTCCCCTGGGGGAGATACCTACCCAGCATGGCAATATTCGGCAATCCGGTACTCGATGTTCCAAAATCCATTCCAAGGAATTTGCGAACCGGGGACTGTTCTTTGATCCACGGGTCTGCAATATCCTTGTCGGACTGAGATATCGGCTCGAATGCAGTGTCAAGCGTCATTCCCAGCCGGTTCAATTTCTGTGGTTGCTGCGTAGCATTCTTCCAGGTCGAGCGTGCAACATGGCTCAACCATCCATAGAAGGGGATAGGCAGGGCGGCGAGGTTCGCCTCTGTGGGGGTCATGGCCTGTCGTGAGTAATTACCAAGGGCCTCGTGAGCTACCCTTGCGGCACGGTTGAGCATGAGTTTTTGTTCTTCAATTGGGAGTTCTTTTAGGTTCGGCGCATTCTTGGCAATCCAGTCATTCGCCACGGCAATCTTGGCATTCCCCTCGGCCTTGCTACCAACTTTGAATATCGGGTCCAGAAATACCTTCCCGAGCGCCCCGGTTGCCTTGCCCAACATTCCGGGAGGCTCCTTGCCCATTGCCATACCAAGACGTTCCTGAACCTGCTGCCCTATTGATCCAACCCCACCGTATTGCCCGCTCTCTTCCAGCCCTCGTGCAAGCCATTCCTCATAACGTGGACCACCCTTGACTTGCTGCCCGATAGCTTCCGCTGTTCGGTATGGCCACATAAGCGGGTTCATTTCCATAAATTGCTGGAATGGATTACTTCCGAGGTTTCCGGACAGCCATCCGGCATGGCCGAGGACTAGACGGCGCCAAAAGTTGGTTCCTTTCTGTAATGCCTGCCCTGCGCGAGAGTTGACAACGTTGTCCAACAATTGTGCGATGGAACCGGCGCCACTCTCAGGATCGAACACACCCTTGCCCATGTTTTCGAGACGGTTGGCAATCGCAGGGTGCGCCTGAAAATCCTCGAAACCCTTGACGGCGAGCGGCCTGAACCCTGCACGTGCGGTCAATCCTGGTTCGACAAGGCCGCTATCAATCCCGGCTTGAAGCATCTTGATGTACTTGGTCTGCTCATTACGTCTCGTGATCTCCAGGAGCATCGCGGCCATTGGATCATCAAGCCATGTTCGATTCGGAGCAACGGCCTGGACTTCCTTGAGGCTCGCGGGCTTCTTGAAGACTTGGAACCCCGGCATAACCGGTTCTTGTGGTGTACCGACAACCTTTGTGCCTATCTCGGTGATAGGATTAGGGGTCGGTTTGACCGTGACTCCCGGCTCAACAATGGGATGTGGTGAGGCGGTGACTTCCATCCCAGGCATCACATCGAGGGGTAACGGACGAGCCTGGACCGGAACCATTGACTCTTCAGGTACGAAGTTCTTTGTCTCGCCGGACGCTTTGCCCATGGGAGTTATGCGTCTGAAGGCACGTTCGGCGGGTGTGCCGATATCAAAATACTCATTGCCAAGTTTGATGATGCCATTCTCTCCGATTTCTCCGGTCTTAATTACCTTGTTCAACGCATCGTCAAAGAATTCATATTGACCCTGCCGTGGCCAAACGGGGATCTCTTTTCCGCCCTTGATATTCTCGCCGCTGTACATGAACCGGGGGCCTTCAGAGGTCTCCATCGCCGTTACGCCAGTTGCATTCTTGCCTAGTGGGCCACTGGCTACAATCTTTCCGGTCTCCCTATCTATCCAGTCATGCACTCCCTCTTTAGGCCAAACGCGGACATGCCCCGCCTTGTCAACATTCCCAGGTGCGTAATTGTACACCGTCTCGTAAATCATGTTCCCTTTGTCGTCAAGTTGGCCTGTCGCCTTCCTCATTGTGGCAATGCCGGTCTCAGGCGTGGCTGGTCCCGTAGCATAGACTTTGCCGCTCTGGTCCGCCCAGGTATAGCCGGGTGACTCCGGGGTGACTTTAATAATTCCCTTCCTCACGTTGTCAGGGCCAACAAGCCAGTGTTCAGTCTCAAAGATCATCTTGCCATTCGCATCAACTTGGCCGGTTGCTTTCTTCACGGCCACAACGCCCGCCTTGGCTGTACCTACGTCACCGAGAGCGACAACTTTGCCAGTGTCAGGATCTGTAAATTTTAGCCCCTGCCGATTGGGGTCAGATTCAGCAAACTGCTTGACTCTTAGGCCACTCCTGCCCTTCTTTATATTGTCCTTCCCAACAAACCAAGTTTCGGGTTCACCGCTTGTAGGGATTTGAACAATTCCCGTTCGAGGATCTTTGTCCTTGCCAACAGCAATTACTTTGCCGGTAGCATCCTCATACCTCCAAATTGTGCGCCCCGGCTCCTTGTACGCATTTGGATCTCCCAATTGTCCCCTGGCGCCGCCCTTGCCAGGAGTAGGAATCTCCATGTGCTTCATGTAGTTGTACTCACCGGGGATTTCTAACGCAGGGTATGACTCGCGCCCTACGGCATCACGGGTCTGTTGCAATTTCTCGTAGAAGTCCCGTTGGATCTGTTGGATGGGCCTGGCAATATCGACAAGGGGCTGAAGGTCAGGACGGCTACCCTCACGTTCCAGGGCGTCATATACATCGGCCTTGGTCACTCCCGGATAATCTTTCATGGCTCCGGTTAAAGCCGCGTCAGCTTCAACCCACTGCTTCTGAATGGGCGCTATGTCATGCTCGTACCCGATCCTGTCAGCCGCCTCCTCAAAACCTTTCGCCCCGGGGATGCTCTCCGGGGCTCGCCGCATGAATGCTTTGCCCAATGGACCACTAGCCAAGTATTCCTTCGCTACATTCGCGCCCGCCAATTCAGCGCCCTTCCCCGCGAGGGATTGGCCTTCTTTCAGAAATGGGAACGCGGCCTTTGCCACACGAGGAAATAATCCCGCAGCCTTGGCCGGCGCGGCGACAACATTAAGAGGGTCTAGCATAAATTGCGGCAGCTCATGCGCCACTAACTGGGGAAGGTACTCTGACCAGGGCGCATCATCGTTAGGCCGCGGGATTCCCATTATATCGCCGAAATGAAATGCACGCTTCCCGGTGATACCCTGATAAGCATTACTCAGAGCCGACTCGTTCGGATCTTCGCTTATGAGCCCCTGTGTCAAACCAGCGAGTGCATTGACGGGGTATCCGAAGAATGCCAGCGCGTCAAGGACATGCCTCGGGATGGAGCCGCTTTGCGTGGGCGCGGGCGGAAGATCCGAGCCGAAGGTCTGAATGTAATCCTCGAAAGCCATTACTTACCACCCAGGCCGTACTGTTGCATGTAGAGTTTAAGGATAAGCGGCCAGACTTTGTTGCGAAGATCGCTGGGGAGTTGCGCTAGATTGCGCCCAGCTTGTTTAAGATCCTCTGAGGGGCCTGGTATGTAGGGTGCCGCCGCTTCTATTCCCCTCTTCATCCATTCTATACCGGGCGGCATGAAGGGACGAGCCATGTTCCCTATCCCCTTGGCGATATCCATTGCCTGCTCACCCTTAGTGGGCTGCGCTGCCGATGTCGGGGCCGGCGCGGGTGCATTTTGCTCAGTCTGTGGGTTCATCGGCGGCAACGCAGGCCGCGGCGTGCGGTACTGTTGGCGGAACTTCTCAGGCAAATCGGCCAGGACTTCGGGAGGGAGTGAGTTAACATCTTGTGCCCACATCCTGGCCATTTGCGCTATCGGCTTTGGGCCGTATTTCTTTAGGACGTTGCCCTCAGCATCCTTGCGCCCCGATGGATCGAGGATGTTACCCAACGCGGTCTTGATGTCTTGCGTCAACTGCGGGTCCTTTATCACCGCCTCTTTATCAGCCGCTCTTTCCTTCGGCGTCTGGTATGGATACTGGACACCATGAATCTGTGCGAGCGTTTGTCTCAGTTGCTCAAGTTGGGATTCGGCGTTGGCCTCAACTGCTGCTTTCCTTTTATTGGATTCAAAATCCGAACCACCCACCCTATTATGAACCTCATCCCGTATCCCACCCATGCGTGCATTGAGATAGTCCTGCATGGTTTGACGTTGCAGGTCCGCGTCTGGCTTATTGGCCTTGTCCTCCATGTTGCGCCAAAACGAGGGGACCTGGAATTTCTCGGCATTTGGGCCGGTAAGCTGCAAAGGACGGCCGGGTGTGGTCGATGCCGTGCGATAGGAGGGTTCAATTGTGTCGCTAACAGAAGGGATAGCCTCTTGCCCTTCCGGCCCCTGCTCCATGTAATTGGTCGTGAGTGGGTTCGGCTTCCCGAATGGCCTATCAAACCGATACTGCGCTTCTTCCGGTGCTCCGCTAGGCATACCTACCCGATGGAAGAAGGGGCTGTAACCCACTTCCGGGAAGCCACCGCTTACGCTTGTGGGGCCTTGACGATATCCCGGTTGGCCTTTGGGGATCTGCCAACTTGCAGCATCAGCGGCGTTCTGCTTGTCGCGTCGTCTGCGATATTGAACTTCGCTCTGCTTCTGCATATTCTCGAACGCGGTCTTGAAGCTCTCCATCTCCCACGGGTTCGGACCATAATTGGCACGGGTATTTAACGGCCCACCACCTCGCTGCCATGTCTGGTTCAGTGAATTCCATCTTGTCGGAGTGCGGGCATTGGTTATCATGTCCCGGTAAACGGATTGTGCATCAGAGAAGGTGTCAGATTCAGGATCGAACCCGCCGTATGGCATCGTCTGGCTTGCGAGTTGCCGAAGGATCTCAAGGGGGTTCTTGTACCTCCCCATGTTGTCCTGCTCCATAGTCGGGTACGGGTTCGCGTAAGGCCCTAATTCTTCATCAGTATATAAACGGTAATCAGGCATGATGCCTCCTAGTCCAACGACCAGTTGCCGACTGTGCGGTTTTCGTTAAGTGTGCGATAGTGGTCAAGTATTGTTTCTAAGTATCCTCTCCATGTTGTTGACTCAGATGGTCTGCGCTCTGCCCATTCTCGTATCGCCTGTAGGGCATCCGGTATAGGTTGAGTTGCCAATTCCTCTAGGCGTTGAGCGGCCATATCCTGTGAGCTGGAGTGCATCTGATCCCACAACCATTGCCCTGGCTTTGCATTGCTACCCGGTTCCCCCGGCACCCGTGAAGTAACGCCGGTGTATCCCCAGTCTTGGAGTTGTTGGGGAGAAAACTCGTGTTCGGGACGCCAGCCAGAGGCCAGCGCCTCTTCTCTCGTGACACCTATGCGATCCCAATCAATTTCATCAGGCAGGGAACGACCTTCAGCGTAACCCTTACCTGCTCTAGTAGCATAAGTATTTTGGGGGATGTCAGAAGGTAAATTAGTTTCCCTGCCTATTCGCGCGTACTCGAGCATGTTTCGTTTTAAGTTCGGATAGGGATCAGTGCGCTTGCTTTTAGCGAAAGCTTCCCATCCTGGAATTGCTTCGGGGAGCATCGGATTCAAAACCATTTCATCAAGTCTTGGCCCTAATTCCTTTTCTAGACCTTTCCATATTTCTCCAGTGGCCAGAGGAGAATTAGACCAGATCATGTTCCATGTCGGCGGATAATCAGGCCCCAGATGCTCATAGCTCGCCTCCCCTCGCAATTTTGGGGGTGTTCCCCGCCAGGACTGTAAGGTACGAATCCCTTCTTCTTCAGGACCGTAGGCTCCTACTCGTTTCAATACACCCCCCACTCCCAGCGGCCCCGTCGCACCCATGCCAAGACCTTCCGCCCCCAGCCCAGCGAGTTGTTGATCAAAGGGCTGTTGCCAATAATCCGCGGGTAAGGGGCTTTGCATGGCTTTCAAGGCATCAGTCAGCCACGACACATCCGGGGATGGTCCCCACTGTTGGCCGAAGGAGGGATTCCCACCTGTATCGCCCTGATCGTAATATGCTTTTTCGTATGGGTTCATCGAAAACACCTTCTAGTAATCCCAATTCGGGTCCTGATAATCGAATTGTCGGCCCATGATGCCCTCCTAATAGGACCTTGATGTGCGTTTTTCTGGCGCGAACATTTTTTCGAGGTCCCCCATATTATAGGTGCTGCCCGTGCTACCGCTCATCATGGAGTTGGCCGCGCCGCCCCCAGTCTTCCCCGCGCCACCCATCCAGTACGGGGAGAGGCCCATCAACTGAGCATAGTTTGTAGCTCCAGGATCGACACTTGGGTCATAACGGCTTTGAGTGCCGCCCTGCATGGCAACCCGCCGCATAAGATTCTCGTTGTTGATAGCACCGTACGAAGCTGAGTTTGCCGCATTTTGCTGTTGCTGTCTATCCGCGGCCTGCCAATCCCACGCACGTTGACCCTCACGGAGCCGCTGTGATGTCGCGGTGTCCTGACCGAACGCGTCAAGCTGCATCTTCGCCCACTGCATCGCGGACGCGTCCCCGGACTGGAGGGCCTGGAGGAGCATCTGCATCATGTTCGAGCCAACGCCCAATTGAGCTTTGTAAGCATCTGCCATTGCATTTGCGCCCTGATTGTCCAGTCCTACCGCGTCCCGTGTCCAGTCCACCGACCGGCCGTAAGCATCCGCGTAATTATTTGCCACGGTCTCATTCCCCGAGCGCAAGGCTGCACTTCGCATGTCCGGAACCCCGCGAACCCCCATTCCGGAACGTGACGACGCAATCCCAGCATTGGACATACGGCCTGCGTTTTCATTGACCGCGTTCCTCACCCCGCCCTGAAGGTTCCCAAGGAAGCCGCCAATGCGAGGATCACTCGGATTGAGGCTCGAATACCCGAAATAATCTTTGAAGCCTTGTGCACCGCCCGCTAGGGGGTTCGTGCCCCCGAGGTACTGGTCCGCGTACTTCTGATACTGTGGCAAATATTCCTTGTAAGGATCCTCGTAGGAGTTCGTCTTGAAGTAATCGGATACTTGGCCTCCAACACCACCTCCAGAAGTTCCTGCGTATTTGTCTGGCGCTACATATGAATAAGCCATAATATTTCTCCTTATGCCAACCTGTCCTCATCTGCATCGAGCCCAACAGTCCACCGGAGATCCTTCACCCATCCCGTGCCGGTGAATCGGAGCTTGAAAAAGTTCGCCTTTATGTCTCGACCGATGAAGTAATCTGCAAAATCCTTACCGGATAGGCCGGCTAGAGTGCTTATCGTGAATGCCTGGTCGAACACAATCGCGGTCTGATTCCCATCCGTGAACAGTTCCACAGTAATTGAGTCGGCTGTTTGCTGTGACCCGTAGACTGTGAGGCCGGTAAATATCAACACGTTTTGCTCGTCTCCAAACCAGCCGGTCTCGGCAATCCATTCGATATCGTTCGCATCGTTACCAGTCCCGTCCGTGTCCCCGGTGAGCAGCCGGATCATGCGACCGCCATCCGTCCCCGCGTACAGCCCGACACTCCCGGTATCATGGTAGCAAAGCGCCAGGCTCCATATCGTGAATGGAGTGCTTGCATCAGCGATCAATTCCTCGAATGCCATGGGCGGAAGCCAGACATTCTTGTTCAGGTCCAGCACGATCAAATGGGTGTTCCCTGCAAATGGAGTATCAACCGCGGCCAGAAATGGGACGGCCCAACAGAGCCAGTTCTTGGGAGGGTAGAAGGCTCCGCAGGACCAGCCCAAATTGTCGAGGTCCAGCCTCGGGTAGGATCCCTCCTCATCCCACCATGAAACCGACTTCGAGAATCCCATAGACCGCGCCGTATTCCAAACCTGCTGTAGGTGCAGCCCGGATTGAGCAAATGCCCCATGACGATTTATGAAGTACGATGCCTCTTGTAGACCACTGCCAAAATCCGCCTTTGCCTTGATAATCACTTCGGAATTGATTGGTGTGTACCGGGCCGCCTCGATCGATTGCAGGCTGAAATTACTCGGATCGGTCCCCGTGAGTTGGTTCCAACTGTCCACCTTGCTCACGAATAATTGATCCTGGAATGTGGTCACTGCGGTGATACCGCCGATGGAATTCCCCTTCCCTTTCCAGGAATCCGCGCCGCAGAATCCATACTCGGCAAATTGTCTCGAAACATCCACCTGGTCCGGTGCATCGCTACGACTACCCAGGGCCAGCCGGCCATTGAACGCTTCAGCAAACTTGTATTTCTTGAGCGGCTGCGGCTGTGGATAGATCGCGATCTCTGCCAGGGAGGTAGTCGTGGATAGTGTGGCAGATACCATCAACTTCACATAGTAGGCCCGTGGTGCGCCAATTGATAACGGGACACACGTCCGCCAGTCATCCGGTATGGCCCATGTGATTTTGCTCCGCTTGGTCAGGGTTTTGCCTGCATTGGCTGTGCCATCGGAAACGCCTATCGGTGTCCACTGCAATCCGTTCCAGTAGAAACCCCGAATATCCGCATCTTCTTCATTGCCCACAAACGGAATGATCTCAATCTCACCGAACTTCTCGAACTCCATGCCGATGAAAAGTTCTGCAGCAGTGTCCATGGCAATGACCGCGGCGCTCAGGTCCGACCAGACGTTGTCTGTGCAGGTAATTGTATGGTCGGTGACATTCGCATTCGTCACATCGTTATAGAGCACGGCCAGAGGCGCGACCGGCTGGCCATCCCCGATATTCGACAGGAGTTGCGTCGGCGGCTGCACCCGGATCTGTGAGATTTCACAATCCGCGCTTGTGGTGACATTGATTTTGTACCAATAGCCGGGGATATTATTGTAATTCAGGTACTCAGCCTCGAACGGCGCGGCTCCATCATATTCGATTATGCCGGACTGGGCGAAACAGACGTCCGCGACCGCGGTGCCATCCGTCCAGCCCTCGCCTTCATTCCAGGTCGTGCCATCCCATGCTGTGACCGCCGTGGTTCCCAGGTCTTCAAAGAATACCTTCACTGAAGTGAGTGTCGGGACGACAGTACTCGACCCATCCATGAAGAAAGCCCAGTCCACGTAGTTTGTCTGGTGCGGTAAGAAGCCGTTTGTGCTTTCAATGTTGGCTTGAATCAAAGCTTCATAAGCCGCGGGCGCAACTTGGTTAATGGCAACGGCAAGAGCTTGCTTAACGGCAACTTTCAAATCGTCGGTCGAAGCATTCTGAAATGTTCCATTGGTGTCCCGGTATTGCCAGAGCCCTGCATTCTCTCGGACAACCTCATACCAGGCCGCAGATTTCCAAATCCAGAATGTCGCCCGTCCGTCGAAGCTCACGGCACCGAACAAGGCCGTGCCCGCAGGAGCCGTGTAATCAAAATCTAGGCCGGTCAAGTGTTCGACATGCCCAACATACCCGTGGCTCGTGTCTGTGGTCAGTACTACGTACCCCGGTGCGGGAATGACCGGTGGATTGGTGTTCGTGGTGAGGAGTGACACGCCAAGAGTCATCCCGGAGACTAGGGTAAATCCCGTGACTGTTGCGGTGTCATAAGAAGCGGTAGCGGCCTTCTTGTAGTACCCGGAACCCGTGGCCTCACCGAAGCCGCCAATTGCGAATGTGGTCTCCTGCACCGGGACTGTTTCGCTGATCTTCGCGGGCGGCTGCGATGCCAAGCACGCCGTATATGAGGCACTCCATGTTGTCCAGGCCGGGTTAGTCACCGTATGCGTGTACGGCACATTACCAACATAGTAGGTCTCAGAAATCAGACTCCCCGGTTGACTGGTCCGTAACTGATTGAATTGAATGAGCCATGCAGCATAGGCCGGGTTATCAACGAGTTGTGTCCCGCCCCCGGACTGCTGAGTTTCGGTCTCATAAGCGATATCAACAATGCACAGGTGAGCCAATGTCTCATCGAGCGTGAAAGCTGTGCGATCGCAGGTAATTTCACCCGCAGAGGCCAGGATGAAGCTGCTTGCGCCTCCGAAGAGCAATTCCACGGGAGTTGCTACGGTATCATCGGAGGTCCCGGATCGTTGCCCGAAAGCGGCATGATCGACTGTGACCGGGTACGCCGTGGTGTTTTTGAATGTGACCTGAATGTATCCATTGCCGCTCGCGGTGATATCCGCGGCTGAGAGGATAATCCTGAGACTATACCCGGAGAGTTGCGGCCCACCCGCCAAAGTCTTGGAATAGACTGTGGCCATTGTAGCCGCTTCACCGGAAGCGACTGTCACCACATCATCGTCGGTAAGGTGTATGCCGTAGATCCCGGTGATTGCCTGGGAAGCGAGAGCATCCTCAAGTGTCACTTCATCAGCGCCTTCGCCATCCGGCGTAATGGAAAGAATGAATGAGGTCCCGAGCGCACCCACAACCACAAGACCGATTTCAACATCCGGCGCGGTCTTGCCCGCCCCGAGGGTCACAGGATTCACCCCGTCTGTGAAATGACCGGTCTTGTTCGCCTCTGTGTCCAGCACCCAATTCGTGATTGTGCTCTTGAGGTTTGTCCGGTCGATGTAACTCGATGTGGAAAACGGCATATAAACGTTGCTCTGCAACACCGTCACGCCGCCGGTATTGGGGCTGACCACTTCAACCCAAATTGCGGAATTGAGCGGGTCCCGGGTGCAAATCAGTATCCCGCCCTCAGGACGGATGCCCCCAATTTGCGCCGTGGTGTCGGAATCGGGATCGCACACATCTGCGGAGATATCGTCAAAGCTCCCACCTTCGAGACTCAAGAGGACATGGAGAGGGTACGGCCAGTTGGACGCGTCAACTGCCTTCGCACCGCTAAACACGACTGGGGCGGCTGAATCACTGGCTATGATTGCAGCGTCGAGCAGGGATGTGATGGAGCATTCGCGATCATCCACGGCTGAAGAAGTCTCGATAGTACTCAGATCAAGTTCATAGATATCATTGATTGCATTAGTGTACGCATCGCCATTGTCGAAATAAAAGAACCGATCCGTCACCGCATCATAAACTGGTCCAGGGCCTGCACCACTGCTGAAAGTCGGCGCGGTTCCAGCCAGCGCAAAAGGACCGATATGCACTCCAGTATCAAGATTAATGCCGACGGCCTCGGGGGAGACCCCGGCGTAGACGCTTAATAGCCTGCGCTCATGGACCACCGGAGCCCAATCGCTCAGTAAGGAATCTGCTACCAGCGTCCATACTCCGGTTGAGAGATTGTACGTATATAGGCCCTTTGGACTTGTCCAATACGTCATAAAACGTGCAGTATTGGTCAATGCGTCATAGACGCCCCACATCGTATAGCCATTGGAAAAGTATGGCGATGCCCCGGTTTCTGATAATGCAGACCAGGCACTTGTAGCCGGGTCAAATGCTCGAATATAGGGCAAGCTTTGCCCCCCCAAATCTCCGAATACCACCAGCCTCGCGGCCGTACTATCCCAAATGGCCGCGGCAAAAAAACCATACGCATTGGCCGGTGGTGGAGTGCCGCTTGTCGCAACCGCGCCGCTCCATGTGTCTGTAGTCAGATCCAGATAATGAACATCATTAACAAACGTGGCCGGTGATGCGACGGTTTTCCCACCATAAACAATCATCCGATGGTTTGAGGCATCATAAAAGGCACGTGCCCCCCATCTTGCAGTCGGGGCCACACCTCCACAAGCAACAACTCCGCTCCACGTATTCGTATCAATGTTGTACTTGTGGACTTCGTTCGTATAAGTGCTGTCGTGCAACTCGCCGCCAAAGTAGACCAATTGGCGATTAACAGTATCGAGCGCCACGGCGTACAGATTCCGTGGCGTAGGCGCTGTGCCAGAGGGAGAGAGCAGCGTCCATCCAATTGGCGTAATTTCATAAGGGGTCAGTTGGTATTCTTCAGCGAAATACCCCGCAGTGGGCAATGTCCCAACGAATGAAAACAACGAATGTCCCCAATTGCTCGCATCCTCCCTGCAAAAAACCCCTTCCGCCAGCAGAAACTTCCGGTCCTCAGTCTGGAAACGCACCTGCTTCAACCCGGTAATGGGGCCAAGTTCATCCCCCGCGGTGGCCGGGTTGCTGAATAGATACCCACTGATCTCGAATCCCTTCCGGGTATTGAGCCCCTTATTCGTGACTTCGAGATTCTTCGATGTGCCGGTCAGGGCATTCGTCGGAAAGTCGAACAGCGACTCACCGGAATTGATGAATCCGCCCGAAAAGTCGTTGAATTTTATTACTGAATCTGCCATTATCTTGGAGATCCTATGTACCCGCCGGTGGAATTGTTAATCCAGTAGTCGTTCATCGCCTTGTTGAACAGGCCGGTATAGTACTGGACCAGACTCGGCGCGTTCTTCTTTCCCTGCTTCCGGGCGAAAGTCTCTTTCAGGCAAAACCATGTGAAGATTTTGTCGTAAACCTCGAGTACCGGGGGGACACTCCTGTCGCCCACAATATCCGTCACCGTGCCACTTGAAGGGTCGCCATCGAGAGTTACAGTCTTATGATCCGTCCCATTGATCGTCAGGATTGCATAAGCCGCGCCATTGATCTGAGCCACGGAGCCCACCACGACATTCGCATTGGTCTGACCGCTGCCAACTGTGACATCACTCCCAGCCACCGCGGTCTTGAAGATTCCGGTATCCGCCGCAGTCCTGTTGAAATAGGTTATGGTAGCCTTCACATCCTGGTATCCGGTCAGTGATGCGCCCTGCTTGTTGAACACAAAATTCATTGCCGCGGCCGCGGCTGCACTCGGCACAGGCCACACGAGGAAGTCCGTAGGCCGAAGGCAGATGTAAAGGACCCTTTCGTAGGTTAGAACGTAGGCTTTATATCCCTCGAAGTCCCCCTGGTTCGATGTGCATTCAATGGGTAGATGATCCTCATTCCATGCCGCGGAGATCAGGCTCACATACCCAGTGGGGTAATCGTAAGCCTCCTGGTCCTGCACCAGGTCAATGTCCGCATCATCCCGTATGTTCCCACCGGTAGAAATCTCCTCAGCAAGGCACCGGTTCATGAGACGCAGGATCATCTCGTCAGAAATAGTGTCCTTCCAATTCTCTTCCTGGAGGAAGAATCGTACATCGTTAACTATATTCAAGCATCGTCCAGCAAACGCTATGGTCACATCATCCCCCTATCTTTATCGAGTAGCCTGCCGCGGCCTTGAACGAACCCGGGCCAACAATGCCCGCGGCATATTCGGGACAATCAAAATCGACCATGATATAAGCCTGTGTACATCGAGCTTCATAGCCAGATGTTCCAGAATCGGATATCCAAAATTCATCATCGAGTGCAGTGGTCCCTGTCCCATTTATCTCGTCAGCCGTCCATGCTACTCCGGTATGAGGATTAACAGTGGCTGTATGGTTGACTGTCCCCCAAGTATTATCGGAGTGATCGCTCTGTAAGCTTACATAGCCATCCTTTGTCGTTATCCAGCTATCTACTGCGGAATGATTAATTCCGGATTGTTCATTCCATATTCGCTTCACAATCCGGACGTAATTGATAAGTGATCCTGCTGGAACGCTGAATGGAGTATAACCTACCTTCATCGTGGCTAGCGGCGAACCCATGACATGAGTAATTTTAGTAGTATCGTCATCCGGAGCGCCAACAGGGTCATCTATGTCGGTATAGGCTCCTGTCCACCCGACATTCGACACCAATGAATTGGGGAGTCGTTCTTGAGTCGCCATTTACGTTAACTGTACCCAGAGCGTGAGCGTAACCCGTTTAATGTCCGTGCAGGAGACAACATTAAATTTTGGTATGTCTCCTGCGGTGATTGTTGGGCTCCATCCAGTCAACACGAAACTCTGCCCTTTTGTCGAACTACTGATTGTGGGCAATGCGCTCGCGCAAATCGAATCCGCTACAGTCGGCGGGAAATTCGCGTAAGTATCTTTCCAAATGTCAATAACAATGGAACCGCTGATTCCACCCCACGACAACGCTGTCCATCCGATGATGCTCCCCGAAAATGGAATAACAAGTCCCTGCTTGTCACCCGTGGTAATCGCGCTGGTGTCGTTGTCAATCGTGTAGGTCAGCGGCAGGTAGATCGTGGGCGCATCCTGCCCGTCAACACCGTCTGTGCCGTCTACTCCAGGAGTTCCCGCGTCGCCTTTTGGGCCGCTGACTGAGAATGTTGAACCCACTAGTTTTTCACCTCTGTCGAAAATGATGCAACGATGCCCAGACGATTATAATTGATAGCCCCAACTGCTGAGCCATAGGCCCAAACCAACGGATAGGCAATATGATATCCTGCGCTGAACCGTTTGCGTGCCACGCAATTCGCAGGGGCTTTAAAACCAGCAATGGCTGTGGCGGTGTACACTAACACCACACCAGTACTGCTTTCCGCAGCAAGGGTTTTCGCGTTTATCCCAATACCTATAACGGGGCATATGTCTGATGTGACATTGGGTGCTTCAGGCACTGCGGATGCGATAAATACAACGGTCATAGGTTTGGAGCACACAAATTCTAATTTGAAAGCATCGCCGTTTGCATCCCACGATTGCGGTGAGGTCCAGGTGATAACCTCAACGGTATTAGTCCCGCCGACTTTCGCAAGCGGCCAAGCGTCTTGATTATAGAAATTAGATATGAAACACTGTTGGCTGCCCATCGCAAATTTAGCACCCGAACTATTTATGCACCTAAATGTTCCTAGCCATCTGTATCTACGGCCATCTATGGGATTCGTGCCTATGTCGTTCGGCCCGAGAACCCAAATCCCGTCCTGTCGATAAAGACCCTCGCCAACATTGGAACCATTCGCAACGCCAAGATCAGTCCATTCATCCGCCCAGGATGCGCCAACGCCCGGTTCCGTCGATGCTCCTGAAGTGTGATCGTGCTTGCACAGGTAATAGTGAGCAGGAGTACCATTTGATCGGACATCACCTTTTTTATAGGCTGTCGATGTCACCCATACTGCTGTTCTGGAACTTGAACCGGCCGTGGAAACGGCCCATTTACGGCCGATCAACGAGAAGGCTGTATCCGAATCGTCCAGGGCGAAAACATCATAAATAATGTCGTAGGTCTGAGCCACACCCGCGATATCGTTCGCCGTACTTGAAAGGGTTGGTTCCGCTGCAAGTTTTACGAGCCGCAAATCCGTGCCATTATGCGAAATGAACTGATTGTTATGGAGGAATCCGTATTTCATGGAGGTTGTGGAAACGTATTCGAGTCGACCGCCGACAACATCCACGACTGAGGCTGCTGACACCGCGGACTGTGTGAGGCCCCGCATGTTCAGCACAATGCCGGTCGTGGTCCCGGTATAGACAATTATGGGTTTGGAAATGTAAAGTGCTGGGTCGGGTTCGGTCGTGGTGATTGCACCCGCGGTAGCTGCCGAAAGGAAACCGACACTCCCATCCGTGCCACCGGAAAGGCCAGTTATCCAGCCTCCCATGACGAGCACAAAATCATCACCAGCAACGCTTTCAACAATACCCACGACCTCCGCGGTAGTCTCGACATCAGCCTTGGCAAGCGCGTACGTAGAATCGGACTTGCGATAGAGCGGATTCCCGGCGACAAAGGAGTGGCCGGCCTGAGTGATGGTTTTTTTGTTCGCGTCCCCTGCTATCCCCGCAAGTTTGCTTTTTTCGGTCGCGGTATAGGCTTTGTTCGTGGTGCCGTCTCCTATGTCATCGAATGTCGCGTCAGCACCAGAGGTAACAAGACCCTTTGCGTCATAAGTAATTTTGGTCTTGGTTGCGCCTGTAATCGCCGCATTCACAGCAACATAATCCGGGTCATGGTAATCGTTATTATGGACCGCCATGCCCGCGCCGACTGGCACCCCATACGTTTGATCTCCACGTAAATATGTTGTGTCGTTCGCGGTTCCGGAGCCCAATTCAGTAACAGGGACTTTCCCGCCGACAAGCGTTGCATGTGCTGAATGAGGGGAAGCGGCGCCGGTGTGTGTGCTTAGGTCGGTATCGGAAGCAAAGTCGGGACTGTGCGCCTCATTGCCGTGAACTTCGGTCCCGGTGTACCTTTCAGTCCTTGTCGCAAAGAAACCGGTCTTGAGCAGGGCATAGGCCAACTGCCGCTGCAATGTTGTGGAAAGTGCTTTGAATTGATCAAGAAGATTGGCCACACGAATCACCCATCTTCGTCTGTGGGCAATGCCCACCACTTGTACTTTTCCGCGTAGGTCTGTATGATCGCGAAGATGGTCGCATCCTTTACATCAGGATATTTCTCCCGAGGATATTCTTCCCGTAGTGTTTCAAACACCCCCTGAACTAACCGGGCTACACGATCTCGCATATCTCCGGGAAGAATCATTGCCTCTCCGTTACTTCTTCAGGGCTGCGACAGTTAGCGGGTTGATGTACACCAACATACCGCCGATGATCATTTGAATGATCCCCGGCAACTCAGAGGCTTTTGTAATCCCGAGTATCGGTGATAAAATCAGCCCAATAGTTGCGATCAGCAGGACGGCAGAAAGTGCCATCACCACGGCTCGCATCGTCCAAAAGTCCTGCGATTGCACTTGTACTGGTTCGTCAGCCATTGACTTTCTCCTTTACTTGTGCCCCTCGTGCTTGTCCACAACTAGGACACTCAAGAAAGTTGTGGGGCTCTCCTGCAAGATGGACAGCGATCCACTTCTCACAGCACGCATCACAGACCGCGGTGAAAACATCATGGGATTTGTAATCGTCAAGTTCGATGACTTGACCGCTCAAAACACCACCTCCAGATTGATCATGAATCCGTCCCTCGATATCGTAACATCCCCGAATTTGGCCTTGACATGCTCGCCGCCAAGACCGAGGCCCCATCGTTCCGTCAATTCGTAAAGCAGATCCGCTCGCACAAATTGGTAGTTTGCCGATGCTGCCGCGACCAGCGATACCCAAAACGGCGGGGTCTCATAGATGAATCGAGCGCCCAGCCCACCGACAATCCGTTGAAATCGCTCCGTGTCTGATACTTGCTTGCCCTTGACTTCACCCGTGGCCATTAAGATCGCATCAAAAACCTCGGCTACCAATGCAGGCTGCAGGAGGCTCTTTGTCTGCGTATAAAGTTCGAGACGATGCGATGCCGCCTGAGTAAGATCGAATTGAACAGGCTTCTGATTTTGCCGGCTGCCCTGGTTCTTTTCTCCGAACTCCAGAGCCCCAAATTGCAAAAGACCCTGCGGTATGATCTCTGTGTCCCCTCGTGCGCCCGTTGTCAGGGTGTAGGCGAATTCACCGGTGCCCTGCATAGCCGCTCTAGCCGCGAACTGAAACAAAGCCTTGCTAGCCTTGACTGTGGCCTCATTGTCACCGCGAGAGAGTTGCACGAGGGTCTGCGCGAACAGGGGCCCGGCATCGAGAGACACAGCCACCGGCATCTCCGCAGGAGAACACTTCGGCATGCAGAGGCCCAAGATTAGGACCAGCAAAATAAGGGACCATAACTTGATAAGATCGCGCATTGTCAGTCTCCTATCGTAACCCTTCTCCATCCCTCCGGATGCAAATGTTCCAGCCAAATACCTATTATCGGCATGATTCTGATGCCCTTGGTTGAGGCGTTCGCGTCAATAACGGCCCAGTCATTATTCCATCGAATGACCATTCCGACATGATTAATGCCATAAGGCCTTTGTAGGCTTCCGGGAACCGCGAGGCAAAGTATATCAGCCGTCTGCGTCTCTTCATGCGAGAGGACTTCCCTATTCGTGAATCCATCATGACCCTTGAAGATTCTCCATGCCTGAGTGCGTGGATGTCCGGTGATTATGCCGGTATCCTCGAAAAGCTTTTGTATGAACTTCGAGCAATCAATGAACCCCTTTGCAGGGTCACCGCCCAACCGATAGATGTACGCGGGTTTGCGGATGTAATGCTCAATGGCTTTTCTCTCGACTCTTGCCTGATATTCCGGAGCAAGAGCCTCACAGAATCCCGGAAAGAGCAAGACCGATAGACACACAAGCCCCAGCAATGACATAGGCCACGGCAAGGTTGCCCTGTTTGAGTTCTTCCCACCAATCATGTTTCGTCACCCAGTTGAAAGCGCATACGAGGCTGATAATTGTGACTACCGCCAAAGTAGCCAGGCCCGATGACCAAATCATTTTCGCTATGAACCCGAGTGGATCTGCCTCGGGTTGAAAATATGGACTGATGAGACAAAGGACGAACATAAACACAAAACCGCTACCGACTACGATAGCCGCCTTACGAAATTCGCGGTGCTTTTGGACCTCGACCGAATCCTCGCACTCTTTTAGTTGTTCGGAATCCATCAGTACCTCACATGAGCAAAGATTCTCAAAATGATATCCAGGGCCAACAGGAACGTGAACAAGCCCAACATATAGGTCGCCTTTGCAATGTGCCAGTGCGGCCGGATTTTGATTCGACGCAACTCGATGCCCTCTTCTGTTTCAGTTGCGACCTGAGCTTTTTCCAAAACCTGCAAACGTGCCTCGTGTAACCTCATGTCCTCACGGCAAAAACCCCTGAATTCTCCAAGACTACCACGAAGGGTATCCACAGAATAAATCAGAGCATCCACTTTTTCGCCTAGAGCATCGAGAGTTACAGCCACTCGCTTACCTCCACGCGATGATGTTCACCACTGCGGCATCAGCAGACTTGAGTTCACAGATGGTCGTATTCGCTTCAACAGCAACCGGAAATGATCTTGGCTGAATGGCCGTGGAGGCAATAGAGCAATCCCGATAACTTGTCGCGGTGGCTGTCGCGAGGATTGTCTCACCCACCATGCCGGTAGCTGTCTCAGTCCCGTCGAAAGTCTCCGCGACATAAGCCGCAGTGATGACCAGGTTGTCCGCATCCGAAGCAACACCCAAGACCTCAGCACCGTTATAGTTCGTGGTCCCTGCGATTGTGACCGTATCCCCGTCAATGAAGCCATGCGCTGCACAGGGCAATGTTACGGTTCCATCCCCGTTATCCACCGCAGCCGCAGCATCGAGGTAGACCACATGGGCAGTCGGCGTGATGACGAGGTTATTCGCATCGCTCGCAGCCTCAAGGAGCCAATACCCATCATAGTAGGTGGTGCCGGCGATGGTGGCATACACCGACCCATCATGCGCGAACCCATGATTTGCTGCGGGAATCGTCACCGTGCCATCGCCATTATCCGTCAACGCACCGGCGTCCAGTAACGCCACACTCACCGGCGAGGTTCCACGGACAACCGCGGTGCCGGATATCACGTAAAGGTCGAATCCCTTGATATCCCCCGCGAGCTGAAACGGCACGAATGAGGATGTGAGTGTCCTGGCATCGCAGAACACCTCGGAGCCCAGTGGTATTAAATGTTGATCATTGGCGGTGACAACACATGGCTTATAATCACCCATTAGTCACCTCCCTTGCGCTTGTGTCCTTTGCGCCATCCGCCGGTATGTGGCTTTGTTTCGGTTTGGGTTGGTGGAGAAGGACTCGCTTTGGCCGCTGTTGCTTTCAGTGGTTTGTCAGCCCGTGCGATCTTCTCCACCAGCGTCTGATCAACTTCCGTTGACCATTCGGGTATCCAAATGCCTTCAATGGAGCGCCAGGAGGGACGGGGTAAGCCGCCCTCCTCAAATACGGCGCTCATTCTCAGGCAGTCATCCCGGCTCTTGACAATGCCCTTCCAGTCTATGGCGCTCATGCAGACACCTCATAAGGTCCGAAATGGACCTGGATCTGCCAAGCTTCAGCATTGGTGCAGGCAATAGCCGCATTAAACTTGATGTTCAAAGATCCACCAGTTTCGGCGTCAATCTCAGCCAACATGTTTATCTTAGCCGCTGCACCAACCTTCTGATAAGCTTGACAGGGTATCCGGGCATTCAAATCCACCGGGGCCACGGGAAGAGAGAAGGTACTTGGGGTCCAGGCATCGCCATCAGCCCCGCGTACATCGGCATAGCCACTGACGGAATTACCGACCCGTTGATACCGAGCAACCGTCGTATCCACGGCCGGCACGCTCGCAATGGTCGGAGACCAGTCCCCCCAATTGAGAGACCCGGTGAGGGCCGTGTTTTCATCGGCAGTCAAAAGCCGGGTATCGTTGCCTACACAAACAGTGTCGGCCGCTGTGCCATAAGGAAGTGCGGTCCCATCGTAAAGCACCAGATTCCAGTTGCCCTGACCGTCAGTCCCGAAATCGTCCGGTCGGATGACATCCGGAGAACTCTCGGCAGCTACTCCAGTCTTTAGGAACCGGTACCGCGCAAACGTCTGAGTTGGAGCAGCCCCCAGGGTAACAACGCACTCTTCGCCACCAACAGTTGCGGTCCCTGCCGTTGCCAACAAATCAAGTGCACCGGCTCCGCCACCCGTGAGAGCGGTCGCTTCATAATTGGGAAGAGCGGCCAATTGAAGGGCTGTTGGAGCATTCGACATCTTTGCTACGGGATCTGTCGGTGTGGGCGCTCCATTTTCAAGCCCCTTCAGGATTGATGCGGTAAGGGCAGCCTTATTGGTCCCATCTGAAGATTCGAGGGAATTGTAAACATACTTACCCGACCTGCCGACCCATCGCGTATCTCCTGCATCGGCGGTGTTAAGTACGAATGTCCCATCCCTCGTGTACGCAGCGGCGGACGCAAGTCCCTCGTAGAGAGTGCCAAGTGAAATCACGAAACACATTAAGCCGCCAACGCTTGTGGCTAGTTCCGCCGCGGTCAGATCCGCATACCGTCTGAGTATCCCCGTGCTACTGGCCTTTGCCGGAATGTCTGTCGCGCTTATTGCCGCGTTCTCTATACCCTTCATCATCGTGGCGGTTACGGCGGCCTTGTTGGTGCCATCGCTGACATTCAGGGTGTGGTAGACGTACAGCCCGGCATATCCGATCCATCTTGTATCCCCGGCGTCCGCCGTATTAAGAACATAGGTCGCGTCCCGCGTGAATGCTCCCCCGGCTGCCAAACCTTCATAAAAGGTGTCGAGCGATTTAACCCAACAGAGCTTTCCATCAACGCTCGTTGCCAACTCCGCCGCGGTCAGGTCGGCATAGACTGTGATGTCGTTTGCGTTTGAGTGTGTGGCGTAGTTAAGAGCGAGCTTGGCTTCAGTTATGGCCGCACCCGCTGCAACGTTTGCATTGACGAGGCCGGAAATCATGCTAAGGTTGACTGTATCAATCAACCATCGGCCATTACTTGCGCCTGCATCATCCGGCTTGATGACTGTTGGGTCACTTTCGGCCGCGGCACTTGTGGCATCGTAATGATACGTGGCAATCGAACCGGATGTGTTTGTCCATGCCTTTTCACCATCAGAAATGAGGGCATAGGCTATCCCATCCAGATCGTTAGCGGTCCCACCAACTCGGCCGGTCCGCACGTAATCGAAGCCCGCCGATGCGTCCGGAATGTCGGAGGTCTTGGCATAATCAGAATCGGCCATTGCCTTGGCCGTCACCATCTTCGCGTTATCAGTCCCGGTGTTGACCTCCGCTCCTGTGGCCACAGTCGGGATAGCCGATGTCTTTGCATAAGACGAGTCCTCAATGGCCTTCGGCGTCAAGAAGTCCGTGTCGTTCGTGCCAATATCAACCGCAGCGCCCGTGGCTTTGACAGGAACACCGGACACCTTAACTACAGGGTCAAGAGCCGTGGGCGCGCCGGCCTGAATACCCGCCAACTCATCAGCGGATAACTCAGTGCTCGCTCCCAGCTCACTGAGCTTCATCCATTTATAGGTTGTCCCCGCGAGCGGCATACACACGACGAGAGTAGCTTGCTTTGTGGCAAGGGTCATGCTCGTGCCGGCGAGAAAGGTTCCCGAGAACGTCACATTCCCGGATGAATCGTTTATGAGTCCCATTATGAACCCGGCCAGATCCTTGACCGGCGTGGGCATCGTATGCGTTACGCCGCCAGTAGTAGCTACCCAGTGTGTATATTCCGGGGAAGTGAAATCCCTCGGATTCAGGGCTTGACCTGTGGTAATCACGTGCGACCGGGGCGTTACGGGAATCGTAAATAACATGGTCCTTACCTCCTTTCATGCTCCGGTCTAGCTTGTGGCTGCTCCGTAGATCATGCCGATTTGGCGCGGTTTGCGCGCGATGACACCGTAAACCTGCCAAGAAACCAACCACCTCCGATAACGCCCTTGTGTTTGGAGTTCCTTCCGGTCAAACTTGTCATTGGCATAGTATCCGACCTTCATGTTCTTGAAGTTGACGATGCCGATTACGTCCGGGCGGACATACTGGTCGGAAACAATCGGGAATGCCTTCCCGATCTTCGCGTCGAACGTGGACACCTTGAAACCGATTGAGGTATCACCCTTGGTCATCTCACGGTACACGTTGTCGAAATCGTGGATCTGCTTGTGAACCTTTGGATGACATACAATCCACCAGTCGCCCGTTTGAAACTCCGCGTTTTCCTCCAGCCACATGGCCTCTGCCAAATCGTCAAGGTGGGACTTGTAGAGTTGTCCGCCGGAAAGATTCTTGTACACATTCGTGTTCGCGGCTTCAGCCTGGACGATTATCGGCCACGTGAAAAGACCGCAAAGCGTCGGCTCTTCAGTTGCATTCCCAAACTTGAATCCTGCATTGTAGTACGGTCGCATACGTAGAAGAGTCTTGGCCTCCTGTCGGCGCATCTTGCGGATCAATGCCGCAACCTGATGTTCCGTTTCATCGCCTACAATCTCATATGAGGTATTTTCCCGGGTTTTCCCAATCTCGAAGGTCTCCGCGCAGATTTGTGAACCAACTTCCCGAGTCGTCCGCGTCAACATCCGGGTTTCGTCCGCATCCTTGAAATCCGACCACACCTCATGGAGAATGTCCCATGTCACCGCGCCGCCATCGTTCGACAATGTGGAGTTGCCATAAGCGGCTCCAGTGCATACCCAGGGCGCGGCTGCATCGTCGATCCCTGCAACTGACGATACTTTCAGTTGCGCCCCGTCGCTCTGCCGCTCAAGGATTGTGCCCACACGAATGCAACGCCGGATTGATTCCTTTGATACCGCGGCATTCTGCAAATTACCGGAAATCGTCAGCGTCGGCGTGCCAGCGTAGTCCGATAATGTGGCGGTTACTGCGTCGGGATAATCTTCTTCCTCCAACCATCGAGCCACCGGCCCATTGAGCGTTTCTGCGCTTCCAAACTTGGACCGGATGTCTGACATGGCTTTCCCAATCTCATCCATCCCCGCCAATATGATTTTTTTGAGTAACCTTTCGGCTGCCACTCCAGACTGTGTCCAAAGCTTTCCAAAATCCGATTGCGTAGCAAATGCAGTCATTTTTTAATCTCCTTTACGCAAGTCCCGCCAAGCGTTTGGCGTATCTTTTGACTTCTCTGTCCTCTGTTTTTTGATCCTCTTCAGTTACTCGGTCCTCACCACGACCACCATCATCGACACCTTCCATGCGGGGCGCTCCTCCACGACCGCCCGAATGAACCTGTAACCTGGGCCGTGGGGCCTTCTGCCCAGCTGGAACGCCCATGACCTGCCGAAGTTCATCTGCTGCATCGAAAACAGTCATTCGACGCATGATGCTCTGACCGATGACGTACTCGACCTGTGCTTCGGTAAGATCCTCAAATCGCTTATCCATGAGCATGCCGGCTCGGGTTTCTTCCACGACTTTTTGCGCCTCACGCTCCTGTTTGGATGCACCCTTGGCCGCATTGACATGGGCCTCGATATCCGCGGCCTTCTCGCCCTGAATGCGTTTGTAGTATGTCTGCAAATACTCGTTCCAAACCTGCCCGGCTTGGCCATTCAAGCGTTCCGCCTTGGCCATATCGCCCTTGCTCTCGGCGTATTCGGCTTGGTCGGCTAACGACTTCGCACGCATTTCCAGGGCCTTCACTTCGGTAAGCTGCTTTGCAAATTGCTTGAATCCCTCATCTTTCATCAGCTTCGCGCGTTCAGCATCGGCCTTTTCACGATCAATCCGGGCCTTTTCGGCGTCCCGTTCTTGCTTTTCCCGTTTGAGGTCGGCCAACTCACGGTCTGAGATTTCTTTCTCAGTCTTGAGCCGTGCATGTTCCGCGGGGTCTATCGTAGCGGTCGCGGTGGTCTCCTCTGTGGTCTTCGCGTCAACGTCCGGACTCAACTCGTCGCTGACAAATTCATCATTGTCGGCTGGCATCTTTTTTTCCTTCCTTTAGTAGAGTTTCAAATTCAGAATCAAGCTCTTGTAGAGCCATTAAATACGTGTGCTCCTTGAGTTTTCCATTCATAACCGCAACCACAGCTCCGAAATGGCGAACCTGGTTCAATGCAGCCAAGAGTGTTAGAGCCTCCCGGACCTTCGTGTTTTGGCTGACCAATTCCTTGAGCCGGTCCCGCGCCGTTTTCTCCGCGTCCGGTTCATTCCATTCAACCCAGTCTTTGAGCGCCCAAGGGATCATCCTTCCTGAAAACCTCCACCCGGATTGACTGTCGGGTCCATCTGACTGGCCTGCATCATCAAGTTAAGGTCAGTCTGCTCAGGACCGAGCGGTCCACCATTCCGGATACCAGGATCAGTCACAGGTGCGGGGGCTTTGCCCTTCCCATTCGATCCTGGTGCCGGTTGCTGGGCAGCCATTTGCAATTGCTGTTGAAGTTGCTGAATTTGTTGAATGAGTTGCTGCTCGAACGTGGAAACTTGCCGTAGTCCTTGGTTATTCGCATCAACATCGAGAAGTTGACACGCGTCCTTAATAAAGACTCCCGCGTCGAACACGTACCCGGCCTGCTGTAGGAGCGGCACGAAGTTGGCCGCATTGTTCAGCATGTCAAGAATGGCCCGAGCCCTGACCAGCCTGGTATGATCCTGTTTGGCCAGGACGGGATAAACCACGAATCGAGAATTCTTGAGATCGTCCTCAGCAATCGTGTACGGGATGAAGGCGCCATCACGCCCCGGAATGTGGACGGTCTGGTCGCCCTCGCAATACTGAACGATGAACCCTAATGCCTGATTGAGTGCGGGTTTGAGACACGTCATGGCGAATCGGGAAATGCGGGTAGTAATAGGTCGCTGTGAATTACTCTGAAGAATATTGGCTTCGTGTGCGGTCTCGACGCCCTTGCCGACGCCTTGCATCACCTCGGACATGGTGTGGAGTTCAACCATTGAGAGTAAGAGCTTAATGGCATTCTCTATAAGCTGAATTGCCGAGACATCGAACATGTGCAGGGGCTCGGCCTTTTCGCCCGCGAGTTCTAACGGAAGTCTCGCTCCGACGGGCAAACCATTGGGGAATTTATCGTCAATGTACCGCATCATCCCCGGAGGCATTTGTGTGGCGGGATTCGCGCACCTGCGGGCTATATCCTGAGCTTGACCGATGAATTGAGACAACAACCAGAGCAGTGATTCTTCGCGTTCCAGCATACCCACGCCAAGAGGTCCTTCACGCTGATAAAAATGAGCTGTTGCGAACGGACGAGCAGCCCATTCAACGCTGTCGATCACGGGTCCCCAATTGAGTCGGACCAGTAATCCATCCGTGGGATCGTCAACGCCGGATTCGGTGATAAGGGTGAACAAGCCCTCTTTTAACCCGTCATCTGTGGGCACCTTGCCGTGGAGTTCCCACACCTTAAGGTGAGCATCTTCGTCAGAATCAATTAACGCATCCGGATCGGTATCTATTTCCGCGGGTGGATTCTCGTTCTTTAATCCGTCCCACCGCTCTTTGAATTTGCTCAACTTGCAGACATTCCCATACATTCCGGAACTGAAGCGATCCAGGATCTGTTCGTATGTAACCAGGGTCCAATGCCCAACCATGCGGAATCGCTGGACATCGTTATGGCGGGCTTGGGGGTCCGGCAGATAACGGTGCAGAGGAATGACTTCGATCAGTGGATCTTCCCTAAGAGTTTCCCATCCGTCCTCTTCAACCTCTCGAGTACGGTACATTCTCACACGGGCAAAATCAGGGTCCACCTCCGTGGTGACTGTGGTGATTGGGATGCGATCCGTGAACAAGGAAATCTTAAAGACCACTGTACCGTCCCGGACCCAGGCGTTGAGCCCATCGGTCAAGCGAGAATGAGCCTGTGTGTGTTCCAATTTATCTGTGAGGAGCTTCCCCACGGCATCAGCCAGAGTCAGCGAGGAAATGCTATCAGGCGGCGCGTTGGTAGGCGCTTTGGGCTGGGTAGAGGCATCCACGATCGTGAGCCATTCAGGTCCATCAAATAGAGCGGGCCAAGCACTATCAACCGTGGCATCTATTTTGTCAGTTATGGAATGGACGTATTTGCTGCGGGTTGATTCCTCTTTTGTCTGATAAAAATTGCGGATATCCTTGCGGGACTGCGATGGCGGGTAGGCTTCACCTTTGTACCACGCCTGCCATTGATCGGAATTAAGAAGGTTTTCGTACAGTGCTCGCCGCCGATTGATATCCGGTTCCTTGGCCTTCATGTAAGCCCGGGAAGCCTTGGCAAAAGCGCCGACATACTTCTGGATCTTTTCAAGTTCTTTTTTACTCGTCGGGGGTTCGGGTCTTTTTTTGTACGGAGGGGGTAACGGGGGAGGTTCGGGCGGCGGCATGTCCGGAGACATCCCGTAAGCAGAAGCGTATGGATCAATCGCGGGACTATTGGAGCCCGCCATCATGGACGGGTCCATTTGTGTCATGACTCCCCCGAGTCGATACAACATCTAGCGGTAAGTGAGTGTCACTTACCTTATGGGGGAATCTATATATAAGGAAATCTTATGTCAAGGGAAAACGACAAAAAAATACCCGGCAGGGCTCTACCGGGTTCTCTGATGTAGAGGTAGGTCTTTGGTTTGTCGCTGAGGGAAGGCTATCTCAGAGGTGGGGTCGTGTCAACAAAAAAAGGTGGGGACAGGTGGGGACAACCCAGGTTGCAGACTTCTGTAAGTTACTGGAATGTTGCAGTCGCCCTGATACCCTTGACCATCAAAAAAGGCTGTGATTTTCATCACAACCTCTTGATATCTCTGGTGCGCCCGAAGAGATTCGAACTCCCGACCTTCTGATCCGTAGTCAGACGCAGGGGTTGAATTTATTACTTTTGTTGGGGGGGTGGGGACAAAGGGGGGACAAGTTTCTCTGCCAGTTCTCGCATCACCTGCTCAGGCACGTCGGCATATATCTGCGTGGTGCGTAGGTCACTATGCCCAAGCAGGTGCTGTACGGCCTGTAGGTCGCGGGTGACTAAATAAGCCATGGTCCCCACGGTGTGCCGTAAGTCATGGAACCGAAACTTGGGGTCGATCTCCGCAGTCCTTTTCACCCGCTCCCAGGTCTTCCGCCAGTCCACATGATAAGGCCGGCCGGTTCTGGCATTCACCCAAAAATAATCTGTGCCGTTGTCCGGGATCGCAGCGAGAATATCATTCGCGACTGAGTTGAAAAAACCAGAATGTTCCTTTCCTCTCTTGGCTACCACGGTGTAAGCATTTCTCTTGAGATCAACCTCAGAGCGTTTCAGGTGTAGCACATTGCCTTTTCTCAACCCCGTACTCAGGGCCACAACGAGCATTTCGAATAGAGGCGGAAAAATCTCTTGTGCCTTGGCGAGCATCCTCGTTTGCTCGCCAATGGTGAGGATTCGCTTCACGGTCCTGTCTGGGTTGTATTGGGGGACCCTATGGAATGGATTCGGCAGATCGTCAACGCAGTATTCGAATGCAGCCCTACCCGCGGCAAGCTGCCGGTCCGCGGAATACTTGGATTTGAGCCTGTTGTGCTTGGGATTGATGGGAGTCTCAAGGACGGTCAATTGAAATTCCTTGATCAATGCGGGAGTAATTTGATCCGCAGTAGTATCATCCCCCCAAAATTCACCGAAACGCTGCAAGTAAAGCCGAGTATTGCTCTGATACTTTGCGGATAATCCCTCTGCTTCAAGCTTGCGAAGGTACGCGTACCTAATTTCTCGCCATGTCAACGGCTTTTGAGAAGGTGCGGCTGTCGAGAGTTTCGCCTCTTTTTGCCTCGCATATTCGAGAGTGCATTTCCCTAATGATAACTTTACTCTACAGCCCCCCCGCCTGAACCAGAGGTAATAATATCGCCCGGTTATGGGCAGCTTTCGACCGCATTTACAGGTGTCCCGCTCATAAGGGACAAGCCGTTTGCAATCTTTATATGGACAACGGACGTAAACAGGCATTAGTAACGCCGCGGTATCCGGTTCCCTGTCTGCCCAGTGTTGGGGTTGTAATTTCCCCGAGTACTGTAATTATCGTAATCCGTGCGGTTTGGCATGGTGCGTTGATAACTGTCCACATATCCGCCGTCAGAGCGGTAGTACCCCCCGACGTTTCCGCTTCTCGGATTTGATCCATAGCCGTAGCCTTGGGCACTCGCGGCGGTTGCAAGTGCAAGCAAAAAACCAATCGCGACAAGAATGGCCTTCATTTTGAAATCCTCCTTTTAGTACTACCGGTGGCCCCGTGGGCCACCTCTCGTTTTGCCCTCCCACCGGGCGGTTCAAGAAGGGTTATTGCCGGGGGCGGACCATCGCCCTCGTAAAACCACAAACGTTGATTCTTGGGAACCCCGAGGGTTATTGCCAATCTTTTCATCATACCTACTGAAATAAGATCAGGATTATCTTTAGCATTACTCTTAAAATCCCGCGACCATCCTAGTCGTGTCAGAAACGGTCCCTCTTTTTCCCTTTCTTCTGGCTTGATAAAAACCCATATCCTACGCATAGGATGAGACCATTCAAGCTTCTTCTCAACTTCAAACTTCTTTCCCATTTTTTGCAGCCACTTTGCAAAATTGTCTTGACAAGGGGTGTCGGCTGTCGCTACACTCGACATTACACGACGACTTACCACTCACATATCATTCTTCTCGGCATACACAACTTCTTGTGTGGTGTCAAGAGAAAAGGGGTCAGGCATGCCCTCCACGTTTGCAGATCGTTTGAAATCACTTATACAGCCGAATGAAAGCGTCCCCGATTTTGTCAGGCGGCTCAATAAACTGGCTGAAGAGAAAGCAATTTCTACACGTTTCCCCCTGGAGACCGTCCGGATGTGGCTTAACGGCTTCTACAAACCTCAGCTGGACGCGTTCCACGAACTAGCGAAATGCACTGGCAGAAGCCCGATGTGGCTCTATGACGGCACTGGGCCGGAAGAGTTGGTGAAATTCAATAAGCGGCTCAAGCGGTATGTGGAGGGGGAGGCCCGCCCATGATCGACATCGATGAGGCCAAGTGCCTTTGGAATTGTGGGGCAACCCTGGTTTCCATAGCGCAGATATTCGGCGTTTCAAAACAGGCCATATGGCAGGTGGTGCGTTCACAGGGTCGTAACCGGCGTGCCCGAATAGAGACCTTGGTCAATGGAGTAAACTTCCCATCAATCGCCAGCATCTCGCTCGCGTTGGGATACGCCTCTAGCGAATCCTTGTACGGAGTCTTGACGCGTGCAGGCTATCACATAGAAAGTCAAAAGACCTACCGCATCGTGAAGAATCCACCGGAAGGGGCTCGCCCATGACCCCACTCAAGCGCGAGGTCTTCAAGATTTCGGAAGTGGCGCACCTCACCGGCCGGGAGCGGACAAGCATCCGTGAGCTGATGGATCAGGGAGTCCTCAAGGCCAAAGATCAGAACGAAGGCCGGCGCAAGGAGGACGGTTCGCCGTATGCCCCGAGATGGGCAATCAGCCGGGAGAGCGTGGAGAAGTTCATCGGCAAGGAATTACCTTAACGAAAGGGCGATGCAGGTTGCCCTAAACCTGGGATACTGCGGGCGCAACCGAGAGGCGTACCTAATAGTTGATCCGGCCTCATTTTAGGCGACGGAAAAGCGCCTCGCTCGCGGGTCCCGGGCTCAAACCAAAAGGAGGAAAATCAGATGGCATTCCCATACTGGAGAAACAAGGAAGCAGAAGGAGCATCGGCTGAACCGATCGCTGGCGGCGAAAGACAAGCCATACCAGATCCCGCGGTTCAATTCACCCGCGAATTCAACGATGCGCTCGGGGGGCTTCACCTTGCCATGCAGGGATGCGCTCCACGTGCAGTTTTGCCGGTGTGGGACCAGCCCCCCTCTCTCGATTACTGGCTCCTACAATTTGAACTGCTCGCGGCGGCGGCAATCGGGAAATCTGAGGCCCTGCGGCAGGCACGGGCAGGCGATGAGACGGGAGGGGAGAAATGAGCAAATCAGAAAAGAGACCGTGCAAGCGTTATCTTAAGTACACATTCACGAGAGAAGAAAAAGAGAAACTCTCCGACGAACTGGCCCACGATGTCAATGACCTGAAACAAAAGCAACTCCAAAAGAAGGAAACGGTCAAGAGTCTCGATTCGGGCATTGCATCTCTAGAGACTGAAATTAGCCGCCTGGCTACTCATGTCAAGGATGGATACGAATTTCGAGACATAGAGTGCGAAATGGTCTTTGATTACGGATCTAGGATGAAAATCGTTACACGTCTGGATGAACAAACCGAAGTGGAAAGAACGCCCATGACTGCCGCCGAATTGCAGGAAAAACTCCCACTGGAGACAGCGCCATGAAACGTTCTGAGATGACATGCGCGAAGTGCCATTATTCGGCAGCCACGGCCAGCAGCAAAAAGATGGTTCAATGCCGCAGGATACCAACATTCAGGAGCAAAGCCGCGGACTCATGGTGTGGTGAGGGTTTTTGGTGGGGAAAGGGGAATGCGTTCCCGGAGGAGACTATTGAATACCGCTGGAACGATGGCGGGATAGAGGAGGAACCGAAAAAATGAGCAAATCCCCGTTAGACCCGGATGCCCCGCTTAAATCACGCGATGGTTCAAACACAAAGCGGCTTCAGGCAGGCAAAGCCACAGTAATCATCGACGCGTTCCTCAATGATGCTGTCGGGTACTCGCGGAACGGGATAAAGCTCTGCCTGGAAAATGCGTTGAAGGCCCACGGCTACAATTGGCCAATCAAAGTCCTGGAGATCCAACAGACGCCGACAATGGCTGAGAAGTTTCGGCAAGCGATGACCGAATCGGAGGAATAGATGACCACACTTAAACATGCAATACGCATGGTCCCACTTATGGAATGCCTTTATAAGTTAGGAGCACCAGACAGAGCCATAGAGCGGATAACGGGATGTAGCTCGATGTTTGTCCGAACTTGGAGGCATAACCATAATCTGCCTATTCAAGCAAATGCGCGTGTATGGTTTGGTAAATGCGGGGGCACGAAACGAGGAGAGGCGCCTATGTGTTGGGAAGAGACCGTACCGATCAGGTTACGGGAAGTCGCAATGACCCCTCCATGCCCGCTCAAGATTCAGGAAGAACGCCATTGCGTACAACGGCAACTCGGCAATGTCAGACTATTCCCCTCCACCGGCAAGCCACGGGCAATGTTTCAGACCTGCTTCACCTGTCCACACTGGATTCCGGAGAAGGAGTGGAAGGCGAAGACCGGTAACAAACGCAGAGTCTATGATCCTTCCAGGGTACCCGAAGTCGGGATGTCATCGGCAGATCGGGTCACGAGGAATTACATCGGCAGCCAAGTGGAAGGAGCCAGCCAAAAGACAGCAAGGAGGTTGCTGTGACCTACCGTATGCACGCATCACACTTAAACATGGCATGTGATTGCTTGGCTCAGTTTGAACTTGTGCACATCTTGGGGAAACGGTCGAAGCCGGGATTCGCACTTTTCTGCGGGGATGGGGCACACGGATCTTCTGCAAAGGATCTGACCCACAAGAGAGATGCTGGTGAGTTGCTACCGCTTGAGGAAGTTCAGGACACGGCGCGCGACACTATAATGGCCTCCTACGAGCGGTCGGTTGATGAAGTCGGCGGGCCTAGACTGATAAACGACGAACAGGACGCGAAGGGCGAGAAGGCCATACTGGCTGAAACAATAGACATGGGGGTTGCCTTAGCAACGCTGCACCACGACAAGTTGGCCCCTGTTTTAGTGCCAGACCGCATCGAGCATGAATGGTCCCTTGAAGTTAGTAACTACCCGGTGAGTTTCGCAGGGAAACTCGACTTGCAAGAGAAACCGACTGAAATACCTGGCATTCTCCACGACCTGAAAACCGTGGGTGCTACCCCCAGCGGAGATCCCATAGATAGCAGTATTCAGATGACCCTTTATTCCCTGTGGTCAAAACAATACGATGGTTACTCACCGCCTTTGGCATTGGATTACCTCGTAAAGTTAAAAACCCCGAAGGTCAAAACTTTCGTGGGAAGCAAGACAGCACGAGACTATGAAGCCTTTTTCAATCGTGTAGCCGCGATTTACGAAACGATCCTGGCGGGAAATTTCCCACCCACAAACCCGAGTAACTATAAATGCAGCCGCGCTTATTGCGGCTTCTTCAAGAATGGATGCCGTCACAGGTAAGGAGTTGAAATGGCAGAGATAGAAGCACAAGTCCCGGTTCGATATGAACCAAATAAGGCCGTAGCGACAAGGGGCACTCTCCAAGCACTACTCGAATCCCAACGACTCAGTTTTGCCGCAGTCATCGCCAAGCACCTGACACCGGATAAACTCCTCAAGATGGCGTTGATTGCCACGAACAGAAACCCCCAACTCTTGCAATGCACTCAGGAGAGCTTCTTAAAGGCAGTGATGACCGGGGCTCAACTTGGCCTTGATTTCTCTGGTGTGCTTGGAAGGGCCTACGTTATCCCCTACGGAAATCAAGCGCAGTTCATTATTGGATATCTAGGTCTGATTGATCTCTGCCGGAATAGCGGCGACGTGCGGAGCGTGAGCGCTGATGTAGTTTACAAAGAGGATTTCTTTGAACACACCAAAGGCCTTGAAGAAACGCTCAAACATATCCCCCATTACGAGGCCGAACGAAAGGATGAAGATATCGTCAAAGCCTACATGATCGCTCGTTTCATGGACGGTGGACACCATGTTCATGTGATGTCACGTACAGAAATTGAGAAGATTCGCCGGTTTAGCAAAATGGGGAATAGTGGGCCTTGGAAAGAATGGTATCCCGCCATGTGCATCAAGACGGTTATCAGGCACGGTTGCAAGTTGCTCCCGTTGTCCATTGAGACTCAAGAGGCCATCGACCACGATCAGAAGATAGAATTTTCATCGTCCCGCCCCGAGCCTGCTCACGCCACAATCAGCCTTGACGATATCCACCCCGGCGACCCCGAAGATCATACCGACGTGAGGGACCCGCTGGGAGCGCCCCAAACTCAACCCCTTTTCAGCGAGAAGGTCACTGACCCCCAACCCTGGGCGACCTGCAAAGAAGCATGGGAGGAATTCAAGGTGAGAGTGCATTTCAAGAAAATGTCTGTGGAAGCGCGGCAATTTATCACCGACGCGATGCTGGCCAAATGGGCCGTCGATCACACCGGCCTGAACAAGATCCCCGATCAAAATGCGGTGGAATTTGGCGCCTGGTTGAATGAAGTGCTCTACCAGGATCTTGAGCAACACGACCTTATTCCGATGGTGAGGGGGTAGCGCATGCGAATCACTGGTCTACACGTTGAGAACGTGAAGAAACTCAAAGTCGTCGATATCACACCCGATGAGGATATGATTATCCTGTCCGGTGCGAACGAACAGGGCAAAACCTCGGTCCTGGATGCGATTCAACTAATACTGTCCGAAAAGGAAGCCACCAAGAATATCAAGGAACCTGTCCGACGTGGCGAGAAAAAGGCCATTTCATATCTCTACCTCGGTGACCCTGAGTATGGAGATGACGGCAAGGAGATCGAGTGCAAACCGAACCTCAAGGCAACTCGGACGTGGACGGAGAAGGGTTCTTATCTGAAACTTGAGAACATGGATGGAGCGGTGTTCAAGAGTCCCCAATCCATGCTTGACAAGATTATCGGAGACTTGACGTTTGATCCGCTCGCCTTCTCAAATCTCAGAGAGAAAGACCAACTCGACACGCTTCTTAATCTTGTCGATATCGGCTTGGATCTTGAGCAATGGGGATTGGAGAGGCGAGAGGTTTACGACGAGCGGACAGCGATAAATCGACTGATTTCCGAATTAGAGGGGCAAGTCAAGGGGCTCGTGGTCCCAGAAGATGCCCCGGATGAGGAAATCTCAGCGGCATCGGTTTTGGAAGAGCAACGGAAAGCCCAGGCGGTTATTGACTCGAATAGACAAGTCAGGGAAAAGCTCGGCCTGGCAGAGGACGCAGTAATAGGATTCCGTGAGGACGCAAGGAGAGCAGAGGCCGATATTGTGAGACTCAAAGAGGAATTGAGTGTCGCGCAACTGAAACTAACACATCTGAATGGCGACGTTAAAGAAGCGAGTGAGTTTCTTGAAAAACGATCCGCGGCGGTAGCCGCGTTAATAGATCCTGACCTTTCTGTCTTCGAGACTCGTATTGCCGAAGTGGAGGAGATCAACCGACAGGTCCGAACCAAAAAGCAATACGCCCGCCTATTAGACAACCTCGCCCTCCACAAAGGTAAAAGCGATACCGCCACGAAACGCCTCTCTATCCTTGACCAGCAACGAGCCGATGCTCTTAAAGCCGCAAATATGCCGGTTGATGGACTATCCTTCGACGAAAGTGGTGTCCGGTTCAACGATATCCCCTTCAAGCAGTGTTCTTCTGAGGAAAGACTCCGGGTCTCTGTCGCTATGGGCATGGCCCTGAACCCCAAACTCCGCGTGATGTTCGTGCGTGACGGCTCGCTTCTCGACAGCAAGAACCGTGAAGTCATCCGTCAGATGGCGGCTGATAATCAGTATCAAATCTGGATGGAAATCACAGACGACAGCGGGAAAGTCGGTCTTTTTCTCGAAGACGGCGAGATCAAAGCAAAGAAGCAGGGGTAGACAATGTTCCCGAAAGACGTAGAAGACACGAGAATCAAGATCAATTCGGCTTTTGGCAGCATCTCCTATGGTCTCGGTGATGCGCACAAGGCTGCAAACCTGAGCGGCGACCCTAACCTAATTCATCGTATTGAGATGATGTACTCGACAACTTTTATCGCTATGCGGGAAGTTGGCAAACTGCTTGAAATGGAAGGCTGGAAGCCGCCGAAAGAGTAACGTCTTGGGTTGCCGCGGCTCACACCTTGCCCCCTCATGGACCGCCGCGGTGACCCACTTTTAATGGAGATATGGACATGTACCTAACCCTCTTCATCGTAATTATCGCCCTGGTCGCAGTCATCATCGGGCAGCACTGCTACCACGTGTCTGAAATGGCACGCATGAAATCGGTTGCCACAGACGCTTTGGCGGCTGTCCATGAATACCGGAATGAACTGAAAGCGTGCAAAGCACCTAAGCATTTAAGGCTGGTGAATGATGACCGGAAGGCTTTGCAATGAGATTTCGCGCAAAGGGCAGAATCAAGATTCCTAAACGCAACGAACTGGAGGCACGGTACGCCCAATTGCTTGATCTACGTCTCAAGGCTGGGGAAATTCTTTGGTGGATGACTCAGGGTTGGCGTTTCCGGTTAGGTGAAGGGGCGTATTACAAGCCCGATTTTACACTGATGACGGCTGATGGCTTTCTTGAAGCCCATGAGACCAAAGGCTTTTGGCGTGAAGCAGCCAAGGTGAGAATAAGAGCGGCTGCTGAGGTTCATCCAGTCAAATTCGTGGCCGTGCAATGGAAAAACAACAATTGGGAATTTGAGGAATTTTGAAATGAGAAAGATCGTCGCGAAAAGATTGCGAAAGCTGGCAGTTTCCAAAATGCCGAGCGGCAGCAATTACCGGCATATGCTTGATGGCTCTGTAAGATTGGTAGGCATGAGGAAACTGTATCAAAACTTGAAACGGATTTACAACCAACATCGCTGGACGGCAAACGTATGAAATCTCCCCTCCCTACAAATGATTTCGACTCACTCCGTACAGACATCGCGGCCAAGGAAGCCTCTCGGCAGGCGAAGACATGGCCGCGGATGGTGGAATGGAAGGAAGCCAATCTCAGGGTCCGCCCGGAACAAGGGGGTCTCGTTCCATTCAAACACCGGCCCGTGCAATTGCGGGTTACGAATTTCAGACAGAAGTGCTTCGATGAGAATCGACCGGCTTGGTCGGTAACACTCAAATCTCGGCGCCATGGACATTCAACTAACACTCAGGGCGACTTCGCCTATTTCCTGTCCCACGGCAACCACATGGAGTTTCTGACCCTGGCACATTGCGAACCATCGGCCTTGTTTATCTTCGACATGCAACGCACGTTTCACCGCGAACTGCCAGACGATATTCGGCCTCCCCTTATGGGTGGAAAGAAAGAATCCAGGGGCCATCTCACCTTGGCCGCGCCCTGGTACAATAGAAGCGCGGTCCTGACAGCAGCCGGAGCGCCCGTGGCCGGCGCCGGATACAATGGCATCCATGCGTCTGAAATGGCCTTCTGGCCGAACGCTTCAATTCAAATGGAGGCGCTGAACAAGTGCATCGCTAAGAGGCCTCACTTTTCGATCTTCGATATCGAGTCTACGCCTAATGGCCTGGGCGAATTCAAGTACTATGTGGATTTGGCGCATAAGCCCGATTCCCCGTGGCAATTCTTTTTTTTCCCCCCCTGGGATGATGCAGAATGCAGATTGGAACCGGCGCCGCAATGGAAACCCAACGAGGATGAACAGGCGTATTATGAATTGATCGAACGGGAGACCCCCGATCTTATCCTCGATATCCAACAACAATATTGGGTGCATCGGACTCTCATAGATTTGTGTGGCAGCCGGTGGGCGGAATTTCATAGACAGTTCCCTGGGACTGAGGCCCTGGCCTGGGCAAGTTCGGCAAATTACGTCTTCAGTCAACACCTTATCGCCAACAGGATCCAACTGATAACCCCCCAAGCCAAGGATGACGGCACAGTTGCTCCACCTGAAATTACACCGCTCTATCAAGGGGACATCTGGTTTGATCCGCTGGAACCGTTAATCCCAAAACTGATTCCTCCCCCACCGGAGACGGATCGCAGGGGACCCTTGAAGCTTTATAAGGAAGTGCAGCCTACTGACCAGGTAGCTGGGGGAGTAGATACCGGCAAAGGCGTTATGCTCGATGACAGTGCCGCAATTTTCTTTACACGGACCCCGTGTAGCCTGGTTGCCGTGTACAAGAAAAATGACATCCCTGCTCACCAATTCGCAATGAAGATTTATTTACTCTCAGAATATCTTCGTGCTGGCGGGAGACTGCCTTTCCTGGTCATCGACCAAATTGGAATCGGAGAGACCACGGTCGGACTCTTTGCGCATGGATTCAATCAAATGGGTTGGGAGATTCCGTTATACGATAAAGACCGACTATTTGGCGTCATGAAGCTGAATGAAGACACAATGAAAATGGAGAAAAGGATCGGATTCCATACTGGCAGAGGAGATCGAGAGCGCATCATTCTGAACTATGCCGAGGCGTTCAATGCAGGAACCATCGAGATTTCCGATCTGGACGTACTCCAACAGATGCAGGGGCTTGTTCTGACCCCGAAGGTCTTTGTCACAACCAAGGGCTCCATCACCCAAAAGGATACCTTTGAACAGAGCTTCAAAGAGGAAGGCGCTGTTCGACCGAAGGATGACCTGATAATGGGCGGCGCAATGTGTTACACGGGCGTACTCTTCGCCCCCAAACAGGCCAGCTCATGGCCGAGGGCCGAGAGGGGAGATTAATGGCTGATCTCATGTTGCCCCACGATGCTGCACTGAACCCTAAGGATGTATGTGCTTTTCTGGGGATCAAGGGTTCCGAGTTGATTCATATTACACACGAAGTTCGGCCCACAATCCCTGCCCATGCCAAAGGCGCAAAATCCAAATGGTCTCCCCAGGATGTAGTGCGGGCCATGTTTGTTGTCCGACTTAGGGACTTCGGCATTCTGCCACATCAACGAGCAAGTTTTCTGGCGCGATTAGATGTCGAGTCGTTTCACAAATATTATTTCCATAATTTCTTCCTTTACGGTCTTGTCTTTTCTGGAGGATTCAAGGTTGACGAGATTGAAGAACGCCAGCTACACATCACACTGAAAAACGGACCGCCAATGATTCTATTCAACATTCATGATTTTCTCAATTACGAGATACAGAGGCTATATCTGTTTCTAGTTCGAGGTCGCGAGCAATGATCAAAGTCTCCAAACACATCGAATCCGAAGGGATTTACGAACTCGACGGTTTGGACCGGCGCTTCAAGAGATTTGAAGCAGCGTTTGGGTGGATGCTGCCCAATCCCGATATCGAAGAGAAGGCTGTTCATGCCCTCGTGCTCGGTGGTGAACAGGAAGACGGCCGGCATAACCTGATCGAGGAACACACCGGCCTACTGCATGACGTCATCGAAGCAGCCATTTCCGTCAAGGATCGTTTCTGGCTCCGGAGAATATGGTGCGATCCGACCAACATAGGGGTCATTCGGACCATCCGGGAGATTGACGGCCTGACTCTGTACAAACATGCCGGGTATGACGTGTTTAACCGCAAACTGTATGTGGAGAAGAATCCGGAACAGAAATGGCCATACTCCCGCGGCCATGAGAAAACCGCAGTAATCTTACGAGGTGTCCCCGATTTCATCCATACCCGGCCGGAAGCAGGGATCAACCTCTATCTGAGCCTGGCTGCCCAAAAGAACCTTCTCCTGCATCCCCAATGCAAACAAATCGAATGGTGCATGGGGCGGCACGCGAACCCGAAGGATATCGTAGACCATCCGGTCGTGGCTGCAATGGGTTATGTCCTTTGGGCGCTTGAAGCTGACAAGGCACTTGAATCGGCTACCCGGGGGCCAAAGAAGGACCGAGAGCCTGACGGATACAGGGATTTGATATGATCGACTACACCAACACCGTGCTTTACACCGACGCCCGTGAGTATTTATGAAATCTCGGCCCCTCCCCATAACCGATAAGCCGATTGTCACCGCGAGCGTGGGCAAGAACGCCGAGCAGTTCGCGGATATTCTCAGGCTCTACGTCCCCGAAGGGTCAGTCATCGCCGACGTGACTTTCGGACATGGCTGGTTCTGGAAGTTGGTTGACAACTCGAAATACACGGTCCTGGCGAGCGATTTGTCGGATAGGATCTTCAACCCGCAGGTTCACGCGTTTGATGAATTCCTGCGATTCCAGGCCGACATGACGCGCCTGCCGTACAGGGATGGGAGCCTTGACGTGATTGTAATTGACCCACCGTATGGCCAGGGCTCAACCACGGGCCGTAAGACTTCCTTGGCGCGTTGTTACAGCCTCAAAAGCGGGAATGGCCCCGCCGATATTTACGAGATGTATCTCAGGTGTCGATTGTCGGCTAGACGCGTCCTAAAACGTGGTGGATTAGCGATCATCAAATGTCAGGACATGGTGAACAATGGAACGCAGTTCTGGTTCCACTGTGACATCTGGGAAGATTGGAAAGCGACCGGGTGGGAACCGGTGGATCTATTTCTTATGGTGCAGGATCGCACCCCAATAATGAGGCATGACCATCAAGTTCATGCCCGGAAAAATCACAGCTTCTGGTGGATAATGAGGAAGTGATGATCGAGGACCGAACCAGACAGATAGGAATGGTGGGGATAGGATGATTGGCGATACATATTATGAGGTTATTTACAGACAGGGCGAAAAGCTCTTCGTAAGGGAGTGTAGAGTAACCCGAGAAACACCATGCTTCCTCTGGTTTGACACGCGCGTCTTCCGCATAAACAAAAAAAGGATCTCCGATCATTACGGCAAGAGTCTAGAGGAATCTATCAGGATATTCGCATCTAACAGAAGGCGGTGGGCCAAAGAATATCCCGATAGCAGGGAACGTTACGAAGCCGCGGCACGAGAAGCCGAACAATTGCAGGAGTAAGACATGAGCAAAAAACCGGGTGACTGGTGGGATAAGTCGTGGAACCCGATTGAAGGCTGCACGCCAATTTCAGAAGCGTGTGACCATTGTTGGGCGATGGGATTTTTGCGGCGCTTCAGGGATGGACAGAAGCCGGGGGAAATTCGTTATTATCCTGAACGATTTAACACACCCAATTCTCCGCTCAACCGAAAGAGACCCACGCGGTACTTTGTAGGTAGTTTGACGGATATGTTCCAGACTAAAATTACTGAGACAGCTACCGAGGATGGACATATTTACGCGGATAATTGGATCAATCACGTTATAGAAATGCCATTAAAAGCACCCCAACATACTTATTGTTTCTTGACGAAAAGAGCCGACGAGATGGCGAGACTTCGTCTGCATTGGCTTTACCTCCGAGAAATGCACTGCCGTATATGGCTGGGTATCACAGCCGAAAATCAAGAGCGGTACGACCAGCGATGGGCGGACATTAATCACCTAGTTTCGGCGGTACGCTATGTATCATTTGAACCGCTACTCGGGCCGGTGGATATGAATCACTTCATGTCCAAACCGGATTGGGTAATTGTGGGCGGCGAGACCGGGCCGGGAGCGAGGCGACCGGACATTAAATGGATTCGCGATCTGCGGGACCAGTGCGTAGCTGCAAAGATCCCTTTCTGGTTCAAGTCGTTTGGAGCGGGCTATCGTGAAAAATGGTCTATCGGGGAATTTACTTGCACATCAATGACTCCTGAATCGAAACGCCTTCTCGACAACCGCGAGTGGTCCGAACTGCCGGAGGGGAAATGACGCTGCAGCAAGCTATCAACTGTGGTTATAGAACAGTGCGTAAGCCGAAATGGGCCGAGGGGACCTACTTAACGTTGGAAGACATCGCATACCGCAGTGGACATCCGCGTCCGGAATTGACCTATTTCTTTTTGCATCAGGCGCGACAACCCAATGCTCGGGACTTACCATTCAGGGCTGACAGGTTCAGGTACGACAAAGACGAATGGGAGGGGGTAAGTTTCAAATGACCCTCACCCGCCGACTCCTGATCGCCGTGGCCCTCGTGTCGGCCTTTTGGCTCGGCCAGTTGGCCTATTGGGATTCCTACTGGCCCAAACCCGTGCCTGTGCCGGTCTATCACGAATGGCAATTCCCTCAAGACGAGGATTTGCGCCCGGAGTTGCAACGCCAGGCTATCGAGATCGAGACCGCGAGGGAGTTTTTCAAGCGAGGACAAGGAAGGGACCCGTTTAAGGAGCAAGGGAAATGAGACGACGAAAATGGAAATGCCCCAGATGTGGCGGAAATGATCTGGAGGGGCTAATGAACCAGGTATTCAAATACGGCCTATGTTTAGACGGTGTTTGGGATGTACTTCACTGTTATAAAGTTGGAAACAAGGACACCATAACTTGCAAAACCTGTGGATACAAGTGGAAAAGTCGAATTGATCCGATAGAGCCTGTGTCGAACTATGAAAGGACACGCCCATGACCGAAATGAACGACTGTGTTTGTGATTACGGTGGTGATGGCGAGTATGCCGAATTTTCGAGGACGCAGGTAGTGACAGCACGGAAAATCCATAAGTGCTGTGAATGTCATCAAGAGATTCGGCCAGGACAACAATACGAGCACGTCAAAGGCTTCTGGAGTGATGGCGGATTTATGGATTTCAAAACTTGCATTCCTTGTGCCACGATTCGCAAGGATTTGTTTTGTGGTCTGCCTTTTGAGGCACTGCAAGAGGAACTGCGAGAATGTCTTGATGTGGAGTTGGTTTGATGAAAGGACACGCCCATGATGAGCAATGAGGAAGCGGCAAAAAGAATAGAGAACCTGATACCCTTCATTATAGGTCAGACGCAACATGATGTGGCGGCATTGACTGGAGGTGCCGCCGCCCTTCGCCGTGTGGATGAACTTGAGGCGAAGGTGCGGGAATTGGAAGCATTAATAGACAATTATAAAAACGGCATGGCTATTGTCAACGCCCATTATGGGAAATGAGGCGAAAGGAGTCTACCCGATGACGAGTAAAGAAGTTATCGAATTTGTTGAGTGTCGCGTGCGTGACTATACAAATCCCTGGAGCCGAGACGTTGTGCGTTTCATCGTGGCCGCAATCCGTGAGCGTGATGAGGCCCTTGCCAAACTCGTAAAGTTGCAACGACTTAAAGACAATTGGTCTGATGCTTATCAAGAGGCGGAAACAGAACGACTTGATCTCAAATATAAACTCGAAGCCTCCGAGCAGCGCAACCGGGAATGGGAGAAGGCGTGGGGGCGCATGGCGGATGCAATTGGCTATCTGTATGATAAGAAATTAGAACCGAATTTGACGCTATTCTATCAACAATTAGAGATCGTGCGGGCTGGCGTACAGAAATATGATCCCCGCAACAAACCCGCGCCGCGTGAGCCCTTCGGGACGGAATGGGGAGGGGTGGTTTTGATGAAACACGATCTTGGTTCAGCTACTCGTTGCATTGAACGGGAACGCAAGGCATCTGGAATGAGGCAGTCAATGAAAAAAATGGAGGCCGAACAACCCTTAACCCTTGCCGAAGCCCTGGCGAAGTTTGGGCCGGGGATGCGCCTTGAAAGTATTCAAGGTATGCGCGCTAAGGCCAAACGCGACCGCTATTGGTGGGAATGGCCAGAAGGTGCTGTTGGCCCCAAGTGCTGCACAATAGACTGGCATTCTGTCGATGGTCCGATACTAGGGGAGGAATTAGTCAAACCTTGCTGGACCGTCAAGCCCCTGGAGGAACTATGACCTGGTATTGCTGGAGGTCTGGCTGTAAGTGGAGTGGGCCGTTGTCGGCAGCTTTCGCGCCCTCATATGTTGACCCTGATTGGCACATATGCCCCAAATGTAGGACTTATGATTCACTTCACGATGAAGAAGCCGCCACTGACGCAGGTATGCCCAGGGAAGAGGCGGAAAGGAAAACGGTAAAGGAACCGTAGATGATAAAGGGAGCCAGCAAATATATCCCCGGCGTCCATGATGCTTGTAATGTGTACGACGAGGTAATGTACGGCCAGTGCTTACGATGCGGATGGGAGGGATACAACTATCCCGTTTACGATGGTGGTGTGTTCGGTGGACTTGAGGTGTGCCCAAAGTGCAACTGGACCCCAGCGGGACGACTACACACCGGAGCAGATTGGATTTACCTGGAATTAGAAGATGAGGAAGAGGCGGAAAGGAAGGTGGAAGATGCGTAACATGTCCTTCTCCATGACAACCCAACAAATCCGCGATGGCTCCAAATTAGTCACCCGCCGACTTGCATGGCTCAAACTTGTCGGCAAGTCCGGGATTTTACTTCAGGGCGTCGTCAAGGGCATGGGCCTCAAGAAAGGCGAACACGTTGAAAAAATTCGAGTCATCCGCCTTGTCGAGGCACGCAGGGAACCTCTCCGCCGCATGATAGACGACCTCGATTACGGCTGGTGCGAGGTTTCCCTTGAAGGCTTCCCCGACATGCACCCGGCTAACTTCGTGACGTGGTTCTGTAAAGGGCACCATTGCACACCGGATCGTATGATAACCCGCATCGAGTTTGAATACGTGGAGGGAGAAGATGAAAGACGTATTGCAGTTCATGGATAACCTTGCTGAGTTTCTCGGGAGTTCAGAGGGACAAACAATCGAAGAGATCCGAGCTGAACTTTGCGCGGAGATGGGCGAGGCACAATTCCTGGAGGCTGAACGAAAGTTTCTCGCTTTTATTGAGGAGCAAAAAAGCAAGTTGAAAAACACCCACGCTTCAGATTGCGCTGTTCACAACGAGCCTGCATATCCAAATGGGCCTTGTAATTGCGGAATGACGGGAGAGTAAAGATGGATTGTAAATGTGGTTGGCAGAATTGCCCACAATGCGGAGTGGAATTCAATCACCTGGTTAATGAGGGGTTAGTAAATGAGGATGATTTTTACAAGTGGAAACAACAAAAAGAGCGAGCCGAAGTAGAGAGAGGCCGGCGGTCAAAGTTTTATGCTTGGTTGCATGGGTGCAGGCAATGAACCCTAACTCCTACGAACTCGGCTTCGTCGTCGCGTGCCTGGGCGCGCTGGCGGCGGTTTACCTTACAGTGAAAGCATTGATCTACGGGATATGGTGGGTGGTGCAATGATCGTTAAGCAAGAGCGATTGCTCCCTGAGATGAAGATTACCGAACTAGAAACGGAGGCTATCGCTTTCTTGCAAGAGAAGGCTGGGCAATCCTCGAATATCGGGCTAGCTTTCTCTGGGGGCAAAGACTCGGTTGTCATTATGGAGTTGATGGTGGGGAACTGAAATAAGGATGCAGGGCTGCAATGGAAAGCTTCACAACATTAGACCAGAGGATCTTTGGCAGCGATCTCACCGCGGCTGAAAAGGTCGTGTGGATCGCAATCAAGTCCTTCGAGATTAATGGACAGGGCTGCGTGACCCCAATTCAGGGGATTGCCAAACGTGCCGGCTATGGATTCCGGCATGCGCAACGGGTGATAGACCGCCTCGTCGTCAAGGATTATTGTCAGAAGATCATACACCGCGGCGGTCCATCTTCCCTGACTGTCAAATTTCCTGACACCCATGACATCCAGGTCATGACTCAGGAGTCACGACCAAATGGTCATGACCCACAGGTCACGGGTAAGCCTGATTTTTCGTCAACTAAGTTGACACCCATGACATCCAGGTCACGACCAAATGGTCACACTAAGACATTAAGAACTAATACAGAGAAGAGAAGAGAAGAACAAGAACCCCCCCTCGTTGACACTCAGGGGGACTCGCCTGTGGATAAACCTGTGGATAAGTCAAAACCAAAGATAGAGAAGAAGCCTGCAACACACGATCCGGAGCAGATAGAGAAGGAGATTGACGAACAGGTCAAGGTGGAACACTGGAAGAAACAGTACGAGTGGAGGGGCATCAACGTCGAGAGCCGGTTCACGATATTCAAAAACAGCCAAATCTCACGACGCAACCCCAATAATTATGTGGATTGGAACCGGACCTTTCACAATGCCCTGGAGTTCCATCTCGCTGAGATCCAACAGGCCCGTGATAGGCAACAAACCATCGCCCGGAAGCAGGCAGACAAAATCCCCGATAAATCTACATGGGAGAGGTGAATGATGGACCCAAGCGCAGGTAACGACGATTTCAAATGGCGAGAATTAACCGATGAGGAAGAAGCAGAGGCAAAAGAATTGTCACGAAGAATACGTGAGGCATTCCACGAGGAACTTAATACTAAATTTCAGAAGGATCAAGCTCACAAGGAACGAAAACTGTGACCCGACAAACCTTTGAATCCATTTTCCAGAAACTTCGGAACCACTTCGCGACCGGCCCCGAAGCTTTCGAGATCGAGGAGTATTTCGACAAATTCTCAGGCCTCTACGAGCCGGCCAACTTCCAGAAAACCGTCAATCGGGCAATCCAGGAGTTCCGGCACTTCCCTACCGTAGACGAACTGTACGAGGTTTTCCTCGACCTGACCTATTGGGACCCCTCCGATTTCATGGCCGACTGGTCACGCGCGTACCACGAATGCACAGGGCAAACCTACGGCATGTCCATGAACGATGAGGAGAGCGCTCGTGGTGAGCATGAGTATAACTATTGGATCTCTGGCGGCAAGAAGCTCATTCAACGCTTCGCCTTCGAGAAGGGCGGCCGGCGTGCTGTTCAGAGTATCTTGAAAGACTATGCCGCTCGGGGGTATCTTGTCGATCGGAAAGTCGGGGAGTTCATCGCGGGTAAACACTTCGGGCCGGCTGACGGATGGGTGGCGCCGCGGCTTGAACCACTGCTCGAAATCCCCGTACGGGAGATTGTAAAGCAAGTAGGTCTCGGGTACATGCCCCCAGTTAGGCTCGACTTGGAGGAAATGTGATGAACTTCTTTGAGTGCTACAAACTGGCCAAAGTAGGCCAACACTTCCGCCGCCGAGCCTGGCCGATCGAGTGGTATCTCTGGAAAATTGAGGGTACTCTCGGGTTCTTTGGTCCTCCCAACTGCATCTGGCAACAAGAAATGGCCTGTCAAGACTGGGAAATAATGCAGGAATGCTGAAAGGAAGGATGATATGTGGCAAATCATGGTTTATTTTGGGTTGGCTATGGCTGGTCTCGCGATCATAAGTGTCACCCTAATAGCAAAAGACAACTCTGGGGCCGGAATGGTGAGCAGAGGAATTGTGATTGTGCCCGCTATCGGGTACATCGTTTTGTGCGGCAAACACCTTGGATGGTGGTGAAAGGAGCGCACCATGGAAGAGAAATTCTGTAAGGACTGCCCGTGTGTTGTGAAATCAGAGCCACTGGAGACATATACAGATTATGAATGTGCGCTCTTGCCGCAACGCAAACGCATCCCATGGCCCCTTAGGCATTACTGCTACCTTGGCCGGCAGATCATGGCCGAGGAGGAATCTCCTATTATCCGATGTAACCGATGCAAACAACAAGTCTGGAAGGGATCTTGGAAGCTTGTCCCGATCTTTTGCGAGGATTGTTACACCAAGGCCAAGGAAAGTTTCGAGGTGAAAAGCGATGAGTGAAACGAGTGTCATAATAAACGAGACCGATCAGGGCTTTATGGACCAGGACGGCAACTCCTACTGCCTCATAAGCAGGAAACACGTCGAGGAGTTCCACGCCATCATCCAGGCGCTCAATGAAGCCCTGGTAGAGTGTGCTGCGCGAATATCAGCCGATTATTGTGTCTGTGGTGGGCATGAGAAGCCCGACAAAGAAGATCCAGACTTGATACGGGCCTCCAAAGCCCTCTCCCTAGTCCCCGAGGCCGACCGCAAAGGCGGAACCTGGAGGTTTGAAGAATGAGCTATTCATGTCCTAAGTGTAGGGTGGGCCTCATAGATACCGGGCCGTGGGATATATGCCCCAGCTGTGGATTAAAAATAAAAACAAACCGACCCGCCAAGGGGGAACCCATGAACATGACAATCGAAGAGGCGATTAAAACAATCAATGAGAACCGAGAGTGGATAATCAAAAACCTAAAAGTATCCGATGCCATTATGGTCCTTCTCCGCGTCGCCGAGGCGTGGGTGAATCTGTCTGCTTATGTGAATGGGCCCGGTGCCACTGGCGGCATAGGATGGAACCAAATCAAATACAATGAGGGCCACAAAGCTGCGTTTCAACAAGTTGCCATAAAAATGAGGGAACTTGTCCAACCTTCACCCCCACCCCCCAAAACCAAGTGGGATCGACTGAGGGATGAAGTCGATATCGTTAAACGTGGCCTCGTCTCTTACGGAGATTTCTTGAGATTCATCGACCAACTTGAAAAAGAGGAGCAAGACCACGCGCCCTGGACAGACTTCAACGATACAGATAAAGAAAGACGAGAACTCAAATGAAAACCATGCCTGACCCCTCACCAACCCGAAAAGCCGGGGATCAATTCCCCTGCCCCTACTGCGGCACCCAAGTCATCGCCCGTAGATTCGACCACCTCAAAACCGCACAGAATATCATGAACCGAACCCTGGCCCTGGTCGAGAAAGGATGGGGGAAATGAGCATAACCCGAAAAGACATCGAAGGTGTCCATGTCTCCTGCCATGACGCGATGCCGCCAAACGTAATCCTGTTCATCAACCCGTCGCTCATGAAAGACCTCATCGAAACGCCACCACCCGAAGACCAAATCAAGGCAGAAAAGTGGTGGGAAGCCAGACAAAACCTCTATGCCCTAGTCAAGGGGCTGAAAGGTGTGAAATGACCATGATTCACGAACATGGCGAAGGGAGGTAGGTCGTGAGACGAAAACGCAAAGAAATGGAACGGTTATACCCCGACTTTGAACGGCTCTATCGGCAAGGCGCGAACTTCAAAGCCATAGCCCGTATCTGTGGAGTCAACACGCGACAAGTTAAAAACTGGGCCAATAAACGCCATCTTCCAAGCCTTTACGAACACCCCAAACAGTGGGAAGCTCAGGATATATGAATGTCACTTAAAGAGGACCCGAATATATATAAAATCGAGGCACCCCCGTCCGCCCCCTCCCCTCCGGGTGGCCCTGCATGGCACGACATGGGCGGGCGTGCTACTGAGGGCATGGGCGCACTGAATCACGTAAATGTCGCCTTTCATCCCCAAAAGCGACACGCTTATGTCGTGTATGATGCAACTAATGGATAGTGGGGTAGAGGGAATGGAGACGCATTGTAACGAACTTGACCAAGTGGTCAGCCAATGAGCCACTACTGGAAAGACACAGACACACAACAGGAGACCGAAAGGATTAACCACATGGGGCCGAAAAAACGAATCACCTCGATCGACGGACACACACCAATGACCCTAATGTTGGATACTCTCGATGGCGGTGTAGGGAGTGACCGGTGGCAACTTGCAGCTTGGTTCCTGCGGCTGTGTAAATTTGAGGAGTTGGAGAGTAGCGAGGATTTCGACAAAGCGTATGCCGGCTGGTTGAGCACACACCAGTTGCTTGCTCCGATAGTGAAGGCTTATGATGACACACTCACCGGCATGCTGCGAGGGCTACAGGCGTATGATACCAGCAAGGCAAGGCGACGTGTGCAGTGGTTCGAGAATGAGATTCAGGGCGCGTTCGAGGAGGTGGCCGCGATCCTGGAGGAGAATCAGGAATTGAAGATCAAGGAAGTTTGGCCGCGCCTCAAGGTCATTTTGGAGCCGATAGTGAAGGGAAAGCGGAAATAACGCCCAAACCTTGCAGAATGCAATGCGTAGGATCGACGTGGTGGCGTTTTCAGGGTGGGGGTAGGGGTGTAGTGGCGGGG